TCGTCGCATCCGGGCCACTGTGCGAACTGGCGCAAACCTCGCGAAACGTGTGGGCAATCACGTCCGGATGCCGCAGCAAGGAGCGAAGTTGGTCCACCACGATCTTCTCGAGCTCGCCCGCGGGCAGTGATGGCAGTGAGCACTTCTTGTAGCCCGACTTTACCTTCTTGGAACAGGTGTAGTATCGATACTCTCGCCCGTGGTTGTTCGTCCACGCGGGTAGAACCAGGCTGCCGCACTCGCCGCAGTAAACCAGACGACGCAACATGGCGAATCGTGTCGCCTGATGTTCGTGTGTGTACGTTCGGTTGGCAGCGAGAATCTTGCGGACCTGCTCAAACAGGTCTTCCGCAATAATCGCTTGATGCTCCGCTTGGTAACTGACACCCTTGTGAACGATTCGTCCGATGTACTTCGCGTCGGTGAGAATGTTGTAGACGCTGCGACCCGAGTAGAGATTTCCACCAAAGGTCTTGCCGGTCTTGGTGTTGTAGACCTTGGAACGAATCCCCTCGCCGTTGAGCGTATCGGCGATCTTCTGGCAGGACTGAAGCTGCACGGCCAACTTGAAGATACGCCGCACCAGCTTGGCTTCGTGTTCGTTGATGGCGTATCGCCGGTCGACAATATCTAGTCCGAGCTTGGGTTGCCCTCCGATGTACTTGCCTTGGCGGGCAGTGAGCAGCTTCTTGTCGCGGATCCGCTCGCCAATGATCTCCCGTTCGAATTGGGCGAATGAAAGAAGTATGTTGAGCGTTAAACGCCCCATCGATGTGGTCGTATTGAACTGCTGGGTGACCGAGACGAACGAAACTTGGTATTCATCAAACAGTGCGATGAGCCTTGAAAAGTCCAACAACGATCGGCTCAAGCGGTCGACCTTGTAGACGACCACGCAATCGATTTTTCCGGCACGGATGTCGTCGATCAGCGCATTGAGGGCCGGTCGGTCCATGTTCCCGCCGGAGAATCCGCCGTCGTCGAAGCGGGTTGGCAGCAACTTCCAGCCTTCGTGTACCTGTGACTGAACGTAGGCTTCGGCGGCGGCGCGCTGGGCATCGAGCGAATTGAAATCCTGGTCGAGTCCCTCTTCATGGCTTTTGCGCGTATAGATCGCGCAGCGGATCTTCTTTTTGTCGGCGATCACTTTACATCACCTTTCTTACTGCTAGGTTGCAAGCCGAAAAAGCGACGACCATTGATATGGCGACCGGTGATGGCGCGAGAGATTGCACTGAGGCTGCGATACTTCTTGCTTTGAAAGACAAACCCATCCTCTTGAACGATGACCTCGTAACGCTCGCCGTGCCAATCGCGAAGCAGCCTCGTCCCCAGCTGCAGCGTTGTTTTCTCTCGTACCGTTTTCTTCTCGGCTTGCTTTGGATCCTTGGCCCAACTCGCCAGCTTTTCACGGGTCGACTTTGACAGCCCTCCGTAGGTCAATTCCTGCACTCGGTAAGCGAGGCGACGAACCAGATACTGCTTTGACAAGTTGGCGGGATCGCGTCCGAAAAGATCAACCCATTTCTTACGAAGCTCATTCAGCGACATCCGCTGAATCTCATTGATCTGGCGGAGCACACTGTGACCTGCCTTGCCTGATTGTTTCTGTTTCTCAACCATTCTTTTCCTCCATAGAAAACGTGAGCCAATCTCGAACACGGGGACACAGTGAGCCTCGTTTTGGAGGAAAGATCAAGGCTCTTTTGAGCAACTCTGGGGCTCATTCGTTGAGGATTCCTGACCTGAAGATGCGGCGTCCAGGAGCCTGATCATGCCTTTCGCGAGAATGCTGGCCAGCTCATGTATTCGTTCATCGCGACTTAGTTTGTTGGGTTCCGTGAATTTCGCCATGGTCGCGTCCGTACAAACGCCCACAACGAGTTCCGCTTCGCGGTAGCATCGCCGTCTGACAACTGGGAAAGGGTGTTCGCCTATTTCTGAACTACCCGGTGGCGACCCGTGCTGACGGATACCAGGCAATTTTTCTGCCCGGCGAAAGCCTGTATTTAGGCGCGAGCACATGTAGCCCGACTAAAATCGGAGCAACGCCAACCCTATCCCCAGGCGTTTTCCGCCAGCGCCTGGCGTTAAAGATCCGCGAGATTAACGATTTAAAACGGGACCTTCAACCGATCGCCGGCACTTACACCCTGCGAAAGCAGCATTCAATTTGGAAGAAGTTCTCGGAAAAGCGTGTACTCCACTCCTCTACTTAAGTTCGAAACCTTCCTTGACTTCCTTGAGTATGAAATTGACGCTAGCGACCGAGTCTGAATTGGGTGCTGTATTGCCGTCACCCAGCTCAACTCGCACGCGGAATACTAGCGGCATGTTGGACTTGTTTTTTATTTCCAACAATTGCGGTATCAAATCGGCCAGGTCTTGAACCTCAGACGGTTCCAGTTCTGCCTGCGCCACAAGTGTCTTTGATCCGGCGGTAGGACCTCCGCCAAAACTGCCACTAGTGCCCGCGCCTGTAGCGCCGGCCCCGCCGGCAGCAGCAGCAGCAGCAGCAGCAGTTGTAGCGACCTTGATTTTCACCGTTTGTGCGGACGGCATTTCGCACGGCCAAGCGGCTGAGCCTTCATCGAGCGTGATGAATCGCGCTTGAAGTGAGCCACCGATGACATCCCGCACCGTCTTCCAGGGCAGTGTATGTCCTGCCTGTTGAGTTAGCGCCGTGGCAATAGCTAAAGCGTTCGAAGATTCATCCTTCCATGCATTCGGTAAGGTTTCCGGCAGGATTGCAGCGGCGGCGATGTTTGTCGGCGGAATTCTCAATTTAGCTACTGTGGTCAAAACGCCTGCGGGAATGGGCTCGGCCAATAGGCTCGCTGGACCCGAAAGCAGCCAAACCTTGCCGTCGACTACGGCTTGGCCGATGGCCGCTTCGACGACTTGGGCTGACGCCTTGGGAATCGGCACCGGCTCGTTAAACCCCCCCTTATCGACCTGGACAACCTTAGTGCCGTTGAAGTAGTCCATCACATTTTGGACCATGATTTCGTCAGCAGGCCAGAGGTCAGGGAGCGATTTAGCCGCGAGGAGGTCGCCCGCGATTTCCCCAAGCTCGGCGGCTTCGGGCAGCACAAGTTCCATCGCAGGGTCATTCAGAGCGGCGGCGTCTGGCCGCGTGCGCCACCATGTGCGGAACGTGCGGTCGGGCCGGGTGAGCTTGAGGACGAATGTCCCCTGCACGCAACCTTCGACCAGCGTTTCCACAATGGCCTGGGATTTGAGCATCTTCGGCAAGTGCGGCAATTGTGCGAAAGCCCCAGCCAAATCCTTTACGCGCCGACTGGTTTCGCCCCCTTTCCACAGGCTATACGGACCACCCGGCAAAAGTGCTTCCGCCGTGATCGCAGTGTCCTGTACACGCGAACTTGTGCACTTCTTTATCGTCTCGAAGTGCGGTTCGTCGCTGACGGTGATTTTGAATGCATGCACATCGTCATCCTTTGAAACGGTGACGACGATACAGTACGCCTGACGAATGGACTCGGGCACTCGCGCTTTGGCCTTGTCGATGTAGAGCTTAAGCGTCTGCAACCGCGCAACATCGACCGATCCCTTCTGCTGCCTTTCCTCATCATTCTTCGGCGTCAAGTCGTCCAATACCTTTTCCCATGCCATGTGGTCGAGCACGCGGGCCTCTGCTGCGCTGATCCCATCCTTGGATGGCGCGAGCAGCAAGACCGCATTGCGGAACACCCGCGGCTTATCTGGTCCACTCGTTTCGTCGAGGATTCGTTTTGCTTCGGGACTGGGCTTGCCGGAATCGGAGGCGGCGCTGGGCAAGAGCACCCCGTAATGAAACAGCCCGTCGTCTTCGATGTCCTTCGGCTTCGTTGGCAGCGTGTGAACACGCACCCCCGATGCCGAGGCACCGCTGGTCAATGTCTTCAACTTGCCAATCTCTTCAATTAGCCTCGCTTTGACCACGTCAGGTTGAATATGCGACGCGGCGGCCGACTGCATCTGATTTAGGTTCGGTCGATTACCAAGCCGCCACTCCGGCCGCAGTTGGTTTTCCTTCTCTGGCTTGTGCTCATCATCTAGCCATGAGCTATTATTCGACCACCGGACAAGGCCTTTCTCCAACTCGATCTTGTCCGGTCGGCAAGGACCGATCAGTAAAAATAAATCACGGGTCTTTGCGCTGCGACCAGTCGGCTGCGAGTGCAAAAAGGTCGCCATCACCGCTTGTTCAATCTCACGCAGTTTCAATCCAATCGACTCGGATTGTACCCGTTTCGCTGCGGCCAGTTCGTTTTCCAAAATACCAGTCCAACGCGTCGCTTGGCCATCGGATACAATAGTATTCGCGATTGAAACCAACTCGCGGGCCGCTTCAGATAGCCCTTCTTGTTTCTGCTCATTCAAGAACACGCCTGGACCGACCAAGGGACTATCATCCCATTTTTCTGCCTCACGTAATGCCAAAGCGAAGGTGCGTAATACACCGCGAGTTTTCTGAAAACGTTCAATTCCTGACGCCCACTTGGAATAGAACACTTCCGTCAATTCTGGATGGAATGGAAAGCTTTTTATGTAGCGTTCCTCGGCTGCGGAACCTTGTTTGGCTGTCTGGTCATCAAGACTAGAAATCCCTTTGATCGCGGCGATGACGTGTTGTGGCCAGGTTCCGCGATGTTTCACAGACTCGGGATCAAACAGACGACGTCGAAGCACCTCAGCCACGTCATCCTTCTCAACTGGTTGTACTACCGCATCTTGTTGCCGCATGAAGATGTTTTTAAGTTCCGCAAGGATTAGTTTACCAAGCTGGTCAGCTTCGTCCTCTGGTCGCGTTGACAGCAACGATGCGACGATGCAACACCGCTCGACTTTGGCGGTAGCCTGCGTCAGGCACTGAAAGAAAGCAGTCAAGTAATCCAGCCACCCTCGATCCGCATGCACCTTCACTTTTGCATACATCAAAACCTCATCGAGTAGGATGAGCGTACCGAGGTTGGCCATCAACGGAATCGAAAGCAGGTCCGTTAGCGTGTTTTCTGCAGGAGGTGTGCTGCGCTCTTCTGCCTTCCCTTCGGAATGCATCACTTTTAACCCATCATCGCCAGCGATTTGGTATGCCAACACGCTCCAAGGCTGCTTTAATCGGCGCACCGTGCCATCGGGACCACGCACCTCCATCCCTGTTTCAACGTCGAGTTTGTCGAAGCACAATGCCGCAACGCGAGCTTGCGGGGGCGTCTGGCCGATCGAAGCCTTGAACTCGCCAACCGCGGGAAGATCGGGCAATTTCGCGGGATCATGCACCAAGTGACGCATAGTTATGAGCGTGTGAGTTTTGCCGCCCCCATAGGTCAACTCGAGCTGACGTACAGCCTTGTCATTCTTCCCGGCCAAACGCAAGACAACGTCCCGCACGAGATTGCGCAGGTTTTCAGTCGCATAGGTCAGCGTGAAAAACTCATCAGGGTTTTCATAGATCGGCCGCTTGCCGTTCTGCATCATGACCTCGTAGAGGTCGGCCGCAAACATGTGCAACGGCAATTCGCCTGATTTTAAATCGTCGCGCAATCTCACGACCTGGTGCCAAGGTTTCCAAGATAGTTTTGCCATGGTGATTTCCTTAATTTCGGATCCCGACGCTTAGCCGGTAGTGACTTGTGTTTAGGTCTATGTTAATTCGTCTTCGCCAAACGGCAGTTCGGGGCCACGATCTCGGATCGCTCCCTTGGCACCAATATGATTGCTAATGCTTTCGAGCAGCGAACGCTCGTTGTCCGACGAAAGCTCAATGAGCGATTGCACAACTCGCTTAAACAGCTCGTTGCGGCGCAGCGCATGCTGGTCGAGGAACTCATCGACCTTCTGCACATCGCCGTCTTTCCAGAGGTGCATCGTGCGGTGAACGCGGTCGATCAAAGGCACGGCTTTGCCTGCGGGTGCTTCATAACCCATATTCTTGCCGCGTCGTTGGCTCCAGGTTTTGAGCTTGACCTTACTTCCGCCACCCGTCTCATCTGCATCTTCGGCATCCCCTTCGGAGTTGTCTCCGTCGTCGCCAACGCTGAGGTCATCGAGCGAAGATTCATCACTGCCAGCGTGCGCCAAGATGTCCCACGTCTTGTCCAGTTCTCCATCCGACAGGCCGCAAGCGGTGGCGTAAAGAATGCACGCACCGATAGGCGCATCTTCCAAACCGAAATCGTGCCTGTGTAGTAGGTAGTAGGCGGAGACCTCATCGAGCCGATCGGCTGCGGCCATGTCTACCCCCTGCTCGCCGGATAATACTTGACCGACGATGTAATCGACCACCATGCGGCGGACGTGGTTGAGAAACTCGCCGACGCCCATTGTAGCATTGGGTTCGTTTGCCTTGCGCACGACGGGGTGTTTACTATACGCCTCCATCGCGGGCCCGGTTGCCGCCCAAACGAAGTCTGGCCCGCGAATACCGGCATCCCAAAACTCTCGTAACATTAAAGCGACGCTAGTTCGCATGTCCTCAAGGACACTGTGGTCCCACCCAGCCCGCGCAACTGCAGAACGTTTTTTGCATACAAGCCAAACAGAAGAAGCTAAGGCCGCCGACCCGAGAGATCGCACACGAGCAGTTCGTTCCGTCTGTATAGGCCACGAACCGTCGACAGTGAAACCTGCCCGGATGATAGCCGATACCAATGTCTCCCATGCGTCAGGTTGCTTATTGGCGAAGACGATAACGAGTCGCCCCTCAGGCTTTAGTGCTGCCGCGCATTGAACAAAGACTCTAGCCATTCCGTCTTCATAAGTTTGCTTACTAATTAGCGCATTCAGTCCATGACGACTAGAGTCGTCGATTAATTCGCCGTCGTTACTTCCGTGATCCCATTTTGGCGACAATGGTTGCGAGAAAGAGTCGTCGATGGTTGAGGACAATCCGTTTAAAGAACGACGCAACCAAATATAAAAGAAATCCATCAAATCAGAGTATGGAATAGCGTCATAATATGGGGGATCCGTAACGATTGCATCGAAAGTCGTGTCGGACGCCTTCATAGCTGACTGGTTAGTGATTGTCGGCGTTGGCGAACTTGCAGCAGCCACCAAGTTATGATCAATAACCATCGCCACCCAATTCAACGCACCAGCATATCCACCACCAGTTGCTGCCAAAAGGCTTGTTTCGGCAAAGTCCCACGTAATCGACAATGCAAATCGAGCGAAGGTACTTCGAATGGCTTCTAGTCCCATGATCCAACTGCATGTAGCGCTGCTGTAGTCTGCTGTTTTGTCTAGCGTGAGCGACAAGTACGCTGAAATAGCTTCAATCCACTCATCCGGATATTGAAGGGTTGCCAATTGATCGCGAACCGCGCGAGACTTGGTGACGAATGTTCCAAGCGACACTAGTTGGCGCGATGTGAACAAGTCCCGCCACTTCATCAGTCCATAACCTTGGACGCCGAACGCGCGTCCAGCGCCTGATCCTCCACCTTTTGGCGTCGGTTCATCTGGTACGCCAAACGGAACGTCTTTGAATGCGTCTGCTACTTGCGACTGGTCGAGTGTGGCGACTTTGATCTCCAGTGGCGTCGGCACTCGGTAAGCTTTGGTTTCTGGGGTTTCAACTACAACAGCAGTCATTGTCGTATCGAGCCTGTTCGCCACTCCTTCGACTCGAATGTCTTCCATCGTCATGATCGTTGGGCAGCACGGGCATTTCGTCCCAGCCCGACTCATCGTGCCGGCACCGACGCGTTTGTCATGTTCACGCTTTTGCGCGGGATTACCTCCTTTGAGCGGCACATTCGTCTCAACGCCGAATTTCACACCAGTGGAATCTGGATTCGGTTCCATTGTTAGCAAGACCCGCTTGTTTGCTTTCTTACAAAGCCAACGAGTTTTAAGCAGCGGAATCCTTGCGCGACAATTCTTGCAGGTCACGGTTCGTGCCCAGAGATACGCCACGGTCGGCTTGGCCACCCAGCGCGGGTTGCGCTTATCTTCTAAATATTCCTCTGTAAACTCTGAATTGAGTGATTCAATGTCGGCCGTGCCATCATTTTTAAGTGCGACGATTCGCATTGGCTGATGTTCGTATGCGACCTTGTCCTTCTTTAGCGGTTCGAAGTCTGCGTAGGTAGGGTAGTACTTGGAAAGTTCCTGGCGAGCATTGCTGAGCACCGACTGGCCCCAAGCGCGGACATGCCAAGCTAAGTTGGCCTGGAGTTCATTCTCGTCATCGTCGGCATCTTCGAGGAACTGAAAGCTTGCTTGGTCAAGCTTGTCATTCCATTTCGGCTTCTTTTTCAGTTGGTCATGCAATCGCTTGATCGCCGCTTTGATCTCCGCTTTCCCGTATCCTTTTGCCTTCTTGAAGAACTCCGACATGAAAGCGTCATCATGAAGGATGAATGCTGGCAATGTTCGGAGTTGACCAGCGAGCTTCTGCGGGTATTCCAGGGTGCATTTAAGGACAAACCATGCGACCGGATTAATATCCACCGCCGTTGACTCGCAGCCGAGTCGCATTGCTTCAAGTGGAATCGCTCCGCCACCAGAAAACGGATCGAGCACTCTGGGCGCGCGGCCACCGTACGCCTTGCGTATTTCGTCACGGAACCACTGGAGTTTCTCGGCGTTTTCCGCTTCCCGCCCCCAGTGCAGAATACCCCCGACTGTCTCCTCCTTGATTCGTTCCACAATCTGGCCATTGGGCATCTTCTTTTTCTCCGTCTTTTTGACGAGAGTGCCCGCGATCCTTTCACATAGTTCCTTGCGTCCCTCAGGGGTTCCAGGATCGGGCAGCAGAGTAGCGATCAGCGCCGCGCGGCACGCCGCCAACGGCCGCCGCGCCGGCCAAATGTGCAACGTCGAAATATGCCCGTGGCGGACGTTCTTTTCGTGAACTGCGTCCAAGGAAGTTTCCTTGAGCGGAAATGAGTGTTCGATAAGTCGTGAATGGTCAGTCATTATTTGTCACTTTCCGATGCCTGCATGATTTGCGTCGCGCTGATTAGTATGCTTCCCTTGGCCTTCGCCAACAGATTGCCAAAGGGGTCTTGCACGCGAATCATTCGCTGTTTGAGAGTCGCGCAGTTGTAGACCACATAAAGCCAATAGCCGTCGCGCAAATTGGCTGCCCTAGCCCATTCATTCGAGGAAACTTCCACGTCGCCCGTATTGGCGCGGCCTTTGACCTCAATGGCTCGTCGGCCCCGCGGGTCGCCCTTGGGATAAACCGCCAACAAATCAAAACCTGGGTTGTCAGAGAGCCCGGCGGCACGAGCGAGTGCGGGCGTGTGGACGTCCATCACGACGGCCCCCTCGGCTTCCTCGGACGCACGAACGAATTCCATTGCGATCCGTTCGACCTCGGCGTCATGCCGCGCTAGCTCTTCGGCGTTTGTCGAAGGGACAATCAACGCGTGGGCGAAAAACGTCATATTGCCGGCCGCGATCAATTCCGGTTCGCGCCGGATCGTCGCCAGTGCCGTGGCGCGACGCTCTGCCAAAGAGCGCTGCTGCTCCTTGATCTCCTTGAGCGCTTTTACGGCGGCAGCGTTTCCGCTGCGAGCTCTTTCCGACTGTTTGACTCTCGCGGTGGCGAGTTCCGTCTCTTGGTAGTTAAAACCGCTCTGGATGAACTGTTCGCGCTCAGGCAAAGTAGCCAGCAAGGCATCGCGATGTTCGATTGCCATCCCGCGAGCCACTCGCTCGATCAAAAATGCCGATGCCTGCTCCTTGAGCTTTTCAGCCGTGGCCGCCAACCGCTGGGCAGCGGGAGGTAGGCCGCGACCACCATTCAGTAGCAACAGGTGTTCGACGGGACAAAGAGTTAAGTCGATTCCTTCGGACTGCTTGACGCCAACCAGCTTGCAGTCGAGTACTTCGTCGGCGGCCAAATCGGCCAGCTCCGGATCAGCCTCCCGTACTACACTGACGAGAGCGAGATGAAACAGGTAGGGTTTCTCCGTGGTCGGGTCCACGAACACCGCGCCGCGGAGGGCTTGGTCACTCAACCGGTCGCTCACGGTGGCACGGAATTGTTCAAACACTGGTTCGCCAGGATGCACCCAAATGGCCGCATCCGATTGCTGCGGGCGAACGACGGTTAGGCACTCGCGTTGCTGCGGCGTGTACATTTCCAGCGTGTAAAGTAACGGATCAGACGCACCCTTGACCGCCGGCCGGAGGGAGAAGCAGTTGTCCAAGTCGCCGTTGATCTCGATTGCCGCCAGCGGCGAGGCGCTTTGAATGTATTGACGAACGTAGCCCGGCAACAGGCGACGATAGGCTTCCTGCGCGAGGTCCTCCCGCAGACGCGGAAGTTGGCGTTTGACATCGCCACCGTCGCCATAAAGCATCCGGTCCTTGGCGGCGAGGGCTTCGACCTGCTCCGGCGTGAGCCGCCCTTCGAGGTCGTGCGCCACGGAGCCAGCGTCTTCTACAACGGCGCGCTCCATGTACGTCTTGAGCGAAAGCCCCTCGAACAAACGGCCGATCGAGTCGAATACTTTTTCACTGCCCAGGCTGTTGCGGATGGTTTCCAGCTTCTTGAGCAGTGTTTCAATGACAAGTCCCTCGCGCGTCTTTGGGGCCACGAGGTTAACGATCTGGACGGGATCATGTTTTTGACCGTACCGATGAATGCGGCCCATGCGCTGCTCAAGGCGTGCTGGGTTCCAGGGCACATCGAAGTTGATCATGATCCAGCAAAACTGCAGGTTGATACCTTCGGCGGCGGCGTCGGTGCAGAGCATGAACCTCGCCCCGCCATCCTCGTTCGACATGCGGAATCGCTCGACCTGCTTGGTGCGATCGGTGTAATACATGCCGCCATGAATTTGGGCGATCTGACCGGTGTAGCCCATGCCGCCCAAGCGCTGGACCAAATAGTTGAGCGTGTCGCGATGCTCGGTGAAGACGATGAACTTTTCCCCGGCGAAACGAGGTTCGGTGAGGACCTCGCGGAGCTTATCGAATTTGGACTCGGCCCCCTGTTCGTAAACTTTGCGGGCGAGATCGCGGAGCGCGACCACTTGTTCGCGTTCGACCACCAGATCGGCAAGCGACGTGGCGATAACGCCGGCCATCAAGCGATCTTCGGAAATTTCGTTTTCTTCACGGCCGTTGATGGGCCCGTTTTCTTCATCGGCGGTCTTGGTGTCGAGCACATCGTCGTCTTCCGCCAGGCGGCGCTGGAGAACGACGAGCTGCTCCTCGGTCAGTCTTCCTTCCTGAACGTCACGAATTAACTGCGTGAGCTTTTCGATGCGCCGCTCGAAGGAACGCAAGAGTGCGTATGTAGAACTGGCCAAGCGGCGTTGCAGCACGCTCATCGCGAGCCTCGCGGCCGAACGATTAAGCAGCTTGGCCCGGTTGTAGATGACTCGCATGTACTCGGTCGTTTGATCGTAGAGCGCCTGCTCGCTGACTGGGCCTTGGGTCAGATCATAACCGAGTGTGTCGGAGATGCGTTTGGGATAAAGAGGTTTGCCGCTGAGGTGGACCATCTCCTCTTTGGTTCGACGGATGAAGCGGGCTTGCCGCTGAGCGGGCGGAAACTGATCGAAGGCTTCTGGTGTAGAAAGCACGTCGGGTTCGAGCAAACGCCACAGACCGTAATATGGATAGTCCTTTCCTTGGTGCGGCGTGGCGGTGAGCAACAAGAGATGATGTGGTGTCCAAGGAAGTCGCCACGCCGGGTCCAAACCGCGAATCCCGGCCAAAGCCTCCGCCAGTTTATAACGGTCGGTTTTGCGGACACGCAGGTCGTTACCGCGATCGACTGAAAGCTTGTGTGCTTCATCGAAGACTACCAAGTCATAGGGCTCAACCAGATCCTCTCGCAGTCGCGCGAAAACTCGTTCACCTGCCAACGTATCGACGCTGACGATGGCCCGCTCGCTGCCCGGCCCAACGAAAGGGTTTGAGTTCTTGGCATCGGCACCTGCGACCACGTTGAACGGCAAGTTGAAGAGCACCTGCATTTCTCGCTGCCAGTTTCCGATCAATCCAGCCGGCGGAACAATAAGTACCCGCCGAAGGAGGCGGCGAGAAAGCATCTCGCGTATGTATAGCCCGGTCATGATCGTCTTGCCCGCACCCGCATCGTCGGCAAGCAGAAATCGCAGGCGGGGCTGATTCAACATGTGGTCGTAAACGGCAATTCGCTGGTGCGGAAGGGGGTCGATGTTGGAGGTTTCGGTAGCAAAGGCAGGATTGGCAAGGTGGCCGAACGAAAGACGTTCCCCCTCAACCACCGCTCGAACGCTTTCCGGATTAGCCGTGAATTCAAGCATCGGCGCGCCGGTGCTAACGGTGTTGAGCTCCACGCCAACCTCATCAGCGTCGAGTTCCCCAGATATTTCCAGCAGCCGATTCCAAGACAATTGCGATGGCACAGACTTGCTGTTCTCCCAGCGGTTTACGGTCGGAAACGACACCCCAAGCCGCTCCGCTAACACGGTTTGGGTTAACCCCATTCTTGCTCGAAGTTGCTTGATCTGCTCGGCAAAGTTTTCGCCTGGCGTGCGGTCCATTTCAGCTGGCTCCAGCTTCGGGTTCTAAATGATTGCGTCGCCAGTATAGCGTTTGATATATTGACCGTCAACAACTCACGCGATATGATTGTTGGAGTTCGGCCCGAGTTACCCAGACGCGGCGGAACAAAAAAGGGTTTTTAGCGGCTCGGAGTTGAGTTGCTGCCTTCGTTCTTACCGAGAGCCTCAGGCAACGGAGTGAAGTTATGGCCACTTTCCGCCTTCGACATTTTTCCAGTCTTAGTGTGTTACGGGCCATCGCCCCGGAGCGGCTACGGTCGTTTCTGCTCCCCTACAGCAGCTTCTTTGCCGAACGGGGTTGTGAGCTTCCAGCCTTGGGGACCGGCGATGAAATCGAGTTTCAGCAGTTGGTCGACATTTTTATGTCACCCGACGAATCGACCCCGCGCGAACTCTTGGACTCGCTTTTCCTTGTGGACGAGATGTCGACGCCAGAGGGAATGGACTTACTTCTTGACGAGGCGACGCGTGCTGGGCTTGAACTCGAATTAGGCGACGATAATTCACCAGCCGACGTAGCCGTGCAAGTCTGGCTGTTTGACAGCGAAATCCTTGAGCGAAAGCACGCTGAACAGTTCCTCTTCAAGCCGAAGTCATTCGAATACTTTAAGACGGAACGGACTGATATTCCACCTTTTGCTCTTCCTTCAGCAACTAAGCGCCGGGCAATGGAAACAGCACTCGACGACTGGTTTGAGAAAAAGAAGCGTGGTCGCGCTTCCCGAGTGTTTGCTTACCCGAAAGACGGTGAGGTTTGGTTCTTGGTGCGACACGGCCAACCATTCAAGCGCGAAGAGAGCATACAAGGAGCCGAGGTCGAGAGTGTCTGTTACCGGCCGCTGAAATATGACGTGGTAGTCTACAATCGAACCTTGCACGAGCTACGTATCAATGCCCAATTGATCGGGGAAAAAGAACTGTATCGCCAGCAGTTCGGATCTCATTTATTCGACGACCCCAATTTTTTCTCGATCAACAAGAAGTACACACTTGAGCCCCTGCGTGAATACGGACTTGCTTCCATGGCCTGTGGGGATATCGACGGCATCGAATCGATCACACTGACTGAAGTCCACCTTCTTTGGGGTGGTGCACACCGCGAAATCGAAGTCCGCAAGTCGACTGACTTGTTCGCAGCCCTTGAAGCTCGGGGGAGAGAATTGCCTTCTCACCCAACGCTCATAAAGGCAATGTTGAAGGTCAAGTTCGTTGACTGTAAGACTCCCCGTTCAGTAACCATCAAGCCGCCAAATGTCGCCCAGTACACACGCGACAGTGACGCAGTGATACTAGAAGAGTGGATGGCGCAACGCGGATTTATCCTTCATGAAGAGGTCGAAGAGCATGCTGCCGTTGCAGAGACTCTGGCAGGCGATTGAGGCAACGCCAGGGGCAATGGCAGTGCTGACCGAGTGGCGAGACCGACTTGGCGCAGACTTTCCGTTGCTCCAGCCCATGCTGCTCCCCACGGATCGATTCGCCGGAAGCATTCCCGTCGCTAATGATCCCTACGTATCGTATCGCGTAGTGTGGCACGCGCCAGATGACATTGTCGGTATTCATGATGGCGGTGGACCGCAGATCACATTATCGAAGCGGGACGTGCTGATTTATCGACTGGACATTCATCGTCTTGCTCGCGAGATAGCGATAGCATTGGGCATCGAGCATGCCACTGCAAACATAGACGACGTCCCGAACCTACACCGGATCGGTTCCTTCCGATCCGTCACTGGGTGTTCGTTTCCCGCTTACTTGGTCCTCCCGATGGAGGCGGCGGAGCTACGGCGCGCCGTCGAATGGATTGTGGTTCAACACGATGATCCGTTCATACTTTTGGTTCCAACTGGCCGACGCATGCGTCCAAACTGCGAACAGCTGCTGAAACAACGCAAGTCGTGTTTTCTTCCTCTGGTGGACTCGATCGATATAGATGGCGATGGGAAGTGGTGCGCCACGGAAGCGGCGAGGCGGCGGCTTTTAACATTCCAGCCCCCGAACATCCCGTTGGCTTCGATGGCCGGATCTGGAATTGCATTGGTACCCGCGTCTGATAGGGAGGGTCTAAGCAAACAAGCAGTCACGAATGCCAAGCTTATCTCGACGAGGAGTTGGACTCAGCCGGACCTGAATGCCGCGATCATTGAGTACAAATCCAAGCGAGCATCTACTTACCAGGATCTCGTGGCTGGTGTGCAAGCTGGACGGCCGGGCGCAAAAAAGTCAGCCCAAAAGATGTTTGGCCGCAACGCAATTTCTCGCGAGCTCGGGGTCAAAGCTAAAGCGATGGTGTCGAAGTCTCCGGAGTGGCTGGCTATTGCTGAAGAGCTACGGCTTTCGCATGGCAAAGACCGCAACAATCGGAAGCTCGCGAAAGTGGGTTTGGATATTGCCATTGAAGCGAGGGCGGCCGACGCATCGCAGACTGTACTCGATATCTCGATACAGAACGAAACGATCAGACTTATTCGTGCGTGTTTGCCCAAGGTTGACGCTGCGGCGCTTATCGAGAAACTCCAATGCGGAGAGATCACGGATGATCAAGCTCGCATGCTTGTCGATGTCGTAAAGGATCAGAAACGCGACGACCGGGCGTGGAAAGTTCGCAGCGACTCATGACCACCTCAAAGTGGTCATGACCAGTTTGGGCCGTTTTTACTCAGGCTTTTTTAGTAGTTTCGCGACTCTCGCGTGACCAGCGGCTTCTCTTCTGTCGTGCCTGATTCAGCGTGCTGCACTCCTGGCAGTACCGATCAAAGGCACAGAATAAGAGGAGGATGCAATGCCAACCCAACTAACGAAAGCGTCCCTTTCATCCGCTCGCCGCCAGTTGCTGGAATGTTTCCAGCAGATGAATTTCGGCCGATTGGAATCGCTGGAGATTCAGTCCGGTGAGCCGGTCGTTGATCCGCTTCCTCGCAGGCAGTTCGAGATCAAGTTCTCTGGGGAGAACGGCCCCCGTCCCGAAGTGAACTCGACGGATTTTGCGCTGAAGCAGCAGGTTGTCGAGCTATTTGCGTTTTTCGATGAACTGCAGAACGGCATCATCGACGTATTGGAAATCAAGCACGGGCTGCCGTTTCGCATGATCGTCACGGAGGTGCCCGCCTAATAACTGGGGGTAGGCACCCGCTTCATACGTTCGTTTTCTCATTTTGTTCACCTGACATTTTAGCCGGCCGCACAGCGGAGGCGATTGTGGGCGACGCCGATTATGGCGCGACTCGCATCGCCTCCGCTTTTTCGTTGGCCTGCATTCCCTTCGCCACTCGTCGTGTGCCCACGCCACCCGCTCCTCGCCGGCGAGGAGTTTTTAATTATGGCGAAGGCCAGTTTTGATCCCAGTGAAGATCGTTTCATTCGCGGCATTATCAAGCGCAAGGTCAACCAGTTGATCGGTCGCGCGGGATTCGCTTTGCAGGACCGCGAGTCCCTCGAACAGGAACTGTTCGCTCGCGTGCTGCAGAGCCTGCCACGATTCAATCCGGACGTTGCACATCGCAACAAATTCGTCACGGCCGTTGTCGAGCGGTACGTCGCCAACATGCTTCGCAACAAGAAGGCGGAGAAACGCGACTATCGACGGATCACGTCACTCAACGTGACGATCGAGATCACCGACGAAGGGCCGACGGAGTTGTCCCAAACCATCGGCGATCGAGAACTCGATGCCCGACTCGGCCGCGAGCGTCGCAGCGAGCAGGAGCTTAACGAATTGGCGATGGACATGGCGGAGGTCATGTCCACGCTGCCGGAAGCCTGGCGAACCATGCTCGAGCTGCGGAAATCGCGAACGATGGTGGAAATCGCGGAAGTGATGGGCATTCCTCGCACGACGCTCAACGACTGGATGCGTCGCATTCGGCAGCGATTCGAAAAAGCAGGCATGCAGGATTACCTGGAATGGTAATCGTCATCTCGCGCCTGAACCGGGTAGGTCAGCAGATAGAGACCTACCCAATCGACGCGAGGAAAACGAAATGACCAAGGAACTGTATCGCTACCGCTTCACTGCGGAAGTGCCCGTCGAGGAGGTCGAAGCCTCGTTCCTGCTGGCTGTTCTGGCAACAGAGAGCCTGCATGGCGAAGCCCAGACTCGACTTGATGCGGCTCATTACCTCGATCCGAACACGCGTGCCCTCGTCATCGACGCGGGCACGCAGGTCGGACGAGATCTCAACCGACTCTTCACGGGCTTCATTGCTCGGGAGTTCGGACCTGACGCGTTCGACGTCGAACGCGTTTCCAAGCAACAACCGTGCAAGGGGGTGGCCGCGTGAGCATGCTCTCCAAACTACAGCGGGGTCGCACCGCGAGACCACCTCGGATTCTTTGTTACGGAATCGAAGGCGTCGGCAAATCGACTTTCGCCTCTCAGGCACCGAAGCCAGTCTTCATCCAATGTGAAGACGGATTGGATGAGATCGATGTCGACAAATTTCCGCTGGCGACCAAGTACGAAGAGGTGATCTCGGCTTTGACGGATCTGCAGCGCGAGTCGCATGACTACGAGAGCGTGGTGATCGATTCGTTGGACTGGCTTGAGCGACTGGTATTCGACCGATTGTGTGCGGAACACAACGCCACCTCGATCGAGCAGGTCGCTGGTGGCTATGCCAAGGGCTACACACTCGCGCTGACCTACTGGCGGGAAATCATCGAGCACCTCAATGCGCTGCGAAACCAGCGAGGAATGGTCGTGCTGATGATCGCTCACAGCAAAGTCGAGCGATTCGAGGACCCCGAGTCATCACCGTACGACCGCTACAGCCCCAGGCTCCACAAACACGCTGCAGCGCTGATGAGCGAGTGGTGTGACGCGGTGCTGTTCGCGACGCGGAAGATCCGCACGCAATCGGAAGATGCCGGCTTCAATCGAAAACGAACCATCGCTCATGCCATTGGCAAGGGTGGTGGAGAGCGCATCTTGCGATGTGTTGGTGGCCCGTCGTGCGTCGCCAAGAACCGGTACGGAATCGTGGAAGAGTTGCCGCTCGCTTGGGCGGCGTTTGTTCAAGCAATTTCCCAATCACAAGGAACCCATAGTAATGGCTGATCTGAATGGTTTTGATGCCAATCAAGTTGAACCCACCGGTGATTTCGAGCCGATCCCGGCAGGCAAATATTTGGCCGTTATCACCGACAGCGAGATGAAGCCCAACAAGGCCGGCACTGGCAGTCTGCTGCAGTTGACTCTTCAGGTCATCGAAGGCGAGTACCAGAACCGACTGTTGTGGACCCGGCTCAATCTTGATCACCCGAATGCGGTTGCAGTACAAATCGCGCGTGCGGACTTGTCCGCAATCTGTCGGGCTGTTGGAGTGCCCTCGCCAAAGGACTCGGCCGAACTGCACAATTTGCCGCTAGTAATCCATGTGCGTTGCAAAAAGCGTTCAGATACCGGCGACATCGTCAATGAGATCAAGGGGTACGCGAAGCGAGAGCAACCAACTCCTGTTGCGTCGCCCTCTCATGCAGCTCCTGCCAACAGCAGTTCTCCTCCGTGGAAGCGATCGTGATGGTCGAGTTCCATCTTCCCTATCCGCCAAGTGTCAACCACTACTGGCGGCGCGTTGGGGCACGGACGCTCATTTCGCGCGGGGGGCGGGCATTCCGCACTGCGGTTTGCTCGCTCCTCGCGGCGCGAGGGGTTCGTCCGCTCAGTGGACCACTGGTGGTTGATGTGTTGATTCATCCGCCCGATCGCCGTCGTCGAGATATCGACAACGTGCAGAAAGCATTGCTCGATGCGCTACAGCACGGCGGTGCCTACAGCGACGACAGCCAGATCGTCCGGCTCACGATTGAGAAGGGACAGCCTGTCGAAGGTGGCAAGACCATTGTTCAAATCCGAAAGGTATCAGAGTAGATGATCACACTTCGACCTTATCAGGAAGATGTGAAAACAGCGGTGTACGATCACCTTCGCTCCCGCGATGACAATCCGTGCGCGGTCGTGCCGACAGCCGGTGGCAAGACCCCGATCATGGCCAGCATCTGTAAAGATGCCGTTGGGCTATGGGGTGGCCGAGTTCTTATTCTGGCTCACGTCAAAGAGCTACTCGAGCAAACGGCCGACAAGCTCAAGGTGGTCTGTCCCGAGATTGGTTTTGGGATTTACTCGGCTGGGCTCAAGCGACGAGACACCCAGAATCCGGTGATCGTGGCCAGTATCCAGTCGGTCTACAAGCGGGCCTGCGAATTGGATGCCTTCAACCTGATCATGGTGGACGAGGCTCATTTGATTCCGCTTGAAGGTGACGGGATGTATCGCCAGTTTCTGGCCGATGCCAAGGTTATCAACCCTGAGCTGCGGATCATCGGATTCACGGCTACCCCGTATCGACTCAAGACTGGACCGATCTGCACGCCCGATAGTTTCCTCAACCACATCTGTTACGAGGTCGGTGTCCGAGAACTGATTCGCGATGGCTTTCTGTGTCCTCTTATCAGCAAAGCCGGCCGCGCGAAAGCCGATATGTCCTCGCTCCATGTTCGCGGAGGCGAATTCATCTCCGACGAAGTGGAATCGCTGATGGACCAGGAGTCATTGGTCAGTTCAGCGGCCTCGGAGATCATGGAGTACACAGCGGACAGGAAGGCGTGCTTGATCTTCTCTTCTGGTGTGCAGCATGGCCAGCACATCGTGGAGGTCTTGCGCGAGGAGCATGGCGTTGGTTGTGGATTTGTCTGTGGCGATACTCCGATCCCGGAGCGAGACGCGACCTTAGCCCGGTTCAAAGCTGGCGAACTGAAGTACTTGTGCAACGTCAATGTTTTAACGACCGGGTTCGATGCACCCCACATCGACTGCGTGGCACTCGTCCGACCGACAATGTCGCCGGGACTCTACTACCAAATGGTCGGCCGTGGCTTTCGCCTGCATCCGAGCAAAGAGAACTGCTTGGTCCTTGATTTTGGTGGTAATGTTCTTCGGCATGGACCGGTGGATGACATCAAGGTCACCACGATAGACCGAGGTGATGGTAAAGCACCGGCGAAGGAATGCCCGAGCTGTCAGGCAGTCATCGCCGCAGGCTTTACAACCTGCCCCCAATGCGGATACGTGTTTCCGCCACCGGAGCGCCAGCAGCACGATCCAAAGGCAAGCGAAGCCGGCATTCTTTCAGGACAAGTAAGCACGACCAAGCTCCAGGTTGAGGACGTTTACTACGGCATCCACACCAAGCGCGGTGCCAGCGAAGACGCGCCCCGCACTTTACGCGTCGACTATCGAGTGGGCTGGCACGAATACAAGTCGGAGTGGGTCTGTTTCGAACACGAGGGGTATGCACGTCAGAAGGCGATCGCTTGGTGGCGAAAGCGTTCACCTGACCCAGTGCCCGATAACGTCGAACGAGCCATCGAAATCATCGAAGGCGGTGGTCTCGCGACGACCCTCGCCATCAAGGTGCGAACTGTCGCTGGTGATCCATACGAACGGATCATCGACTACGAACTCGGGCCGATGCCGGAAGGAGTCCCTGCAAGCGAACATTCGGAGTTCGACCCCGACGAGCTCCCGTTTTAGTCGATGCTCTGGAACCCTCTCAAGGTGAGTAAATGGCGAGCGATTGGTCTGTTATTGATTTGGATGCGAATGCAGAAGGAGCGTGGCGTTTGAGCGAAACCGCAATATCTTATCTCCACGCCGGCCTATGCGTTTTACCCGCTATTGCGGCGGAAAAGCGGCCAGCGGTGGGAACGTGGAAGCAGTACCAACAGCGTCTGCCCACTGAGCGACAGGTTTGTACCTGGTTCGCTGAATCTCCAGCCACCTGCATTCTCACAGGAGCGGTTTCAGGTCATCTGGAATTGATTGACTTCGACGGCGAAGCGGAGTTGTTTGATCGCTGGCGAGACATGGTCGCTTCAGAACTGCCTGACCTCGTGGATCGATTGGTGATTGAGCGTTCGCAGTCGGGTGGCAGGCACGTGATCTATCGTTGCCAAGACCCCATTCCTGGCAATCAGAAACTGGCTCAGCGAACGATTGTGGTTGAAACAGGTGATCCGGTCGTGATCGCCGGTAAACGTTATGTTCCTCGTCGTAGCAATGGTCGCTTCGAGGTCACAGTAACTCTGATCGAGACGCGAGGAGAAGGGGGGCTTTTTCTCTGCGACCCTACTCCCGACTATCGCCTAGAGCAAGGCTCGTTTGTATCGCTGCCCGTTCTGACAGCGGTAGAGCGATCGGTGCTGATTGAAGCCGCATGTGCTTTGACCGAGACCGTGCCACCACCGTCGCGCGTGCCTACGTCGCTTCCGGGCGAAGGTCGTCCTGGAGATGATTTCAATGAGCGGGGAGATTTGCGTCAGCTGCTGGAGCGACACGGCTGGCAGCGCGTTCGCGGTGGCGAGAACGAGTATTGGCGACGTCCGGGTAAGGAACATGGCTGGAGCGCGTCGCTTCGCAATAACCAACTGTTCGTGTTCTCGTCCAATGCGGTGCCCTTTGAACCAGACCGGGCCTATGGACCATTTTCGGTCTATGCGCTGCTGGAGCATGGTGGCGATTTCGCTGCGGCAGCAACGGCTCTGAGATTACAGGGGTATGGGCAAACACCGGACGAATCCGGCGTCGACCTAACCCACCTCCTTCCGGGCCCAATCACTGTCCCAGTAGCGCAATCGAGTGCCTACCCAGACCCCGGTCCGCTGCCGGCGGAACTGTTGCGGATTCCAGGATTCGTCTCCGAGGTCATGGACCATTGTCTGGAGACGGCACCGTATCCCAATCCCGCGTTGGCATTCTGCGGAGCGCTATCTCTACAAGCCGTGCTGGCCGGACGCAAGGTTCGTGACCCGGCCGATAATCGCACCAACATCTATCTGCTGGCTCTGGCCTATTCCTCGGTCGGCAAAGATTGGCCCCGAAAGATCAACACCCACATCATGCATCGCGTCGGGATGGTGTCGGCACTGGGGGAGAAGTTCGCCTCAGGCGAAGGTATCCAAGACTCGCTGTTCCTGACACCGTCGATGCTGTTTCAAACGGACGAGATCGATGGACTGTTGCAGTCCATCAACAAGGCGCGCGATGCGAGGCACGAGAACATCATGGGCACGCTGCTCACGATGTACTCTGCTGCCAACAGCATCTATCCGATGCGGCGCAAGGCTGGCAAGGAAGCTCCGGGAGTCATCGACCAGCCTTGCCTTGTGGTCTACGGCACGGCGATCCCAACTCACTACTACGATTCCCTCTCGGAAAGAATGCTCACCAACGGATTCTTCGCTCGCATGTTGATCGTCGAGAGCGGTCCGCGCAGCGTCGGTCAGGAGCCGGGCATCATCAATCCGCCGGCTTCCATCATCGAAACTGCACGGTGGTGGTCGGAGTTCAATCCCGGCTCGGGGAACCTGGAGGCGTTTCATCCGCAACCCATCATCGTCACGGCCAATGAGGAAGCCCGGGGGTTGCTCGCCGATGCTCGACGAACCTCGGAGACCGAATATGCCAATTCGGAATCACGTGGCGACCCCGTCGGAACCACGGTCTGGGGCCGAGTGCCAGAGCAGGTGCGTAAGCTGGCTCTGCTTTATGCAGCCAGCGCCAACCACCAATCGCCGTTGATCGACGCGGCGGCTGTGCGCTGGGCCACGGACTTCATGCTCCACCAGACTCGACGCATGCTCTTCATGGCACACAACCACGTCGCGGAGAACCCGTTCCATGCTGAGTGCCTCAAGCTCATTCGGAAGCTGCGCGAGGAATCCAACGGACAACTCGCCCATAGCGTGCTCCTCAAACGCATGAAGATCGATGCCAAGACCTTCCAGGAGTTGGTGACGACGCTTGAGCAACAAGGGGATCTGCTGACGGTGATTCAAGCTACCGCCGGCCGACCACAACGGCACTACCGATTGCTGGGTGAAAGCAGTGGGTGAAACGAGGAGTGAAAAGTGAAAGAAGTCCACTGCAAGTGGCTAGCCAGACCGGTGAAGGAAGCCTCGATTCGGAGAAAGACCCGTGAAACAAGTACCAACCAAAATCACCCCAAGCACCCGTGAAAGAAGTGAAAGATCGGTTTCGCAAACCCAACGAAATACTGGGTCCCTGACTTCTTTCTTCTTTCACCCGGTCACGCAGATATATGTATTCACACCCCTTCTTTCTTCCTTCACCCACACCCACGTATATGCCAGCGCGTGCGCGTATAGACGCACGCGTATGAGAGGGGTGGAGAAAGAAGAAAGAAAGCTCCGGAGCCCCAACGCTTACCCACGAAGTCGCCAAGGTTGGCCCACGTTCGCGTCGTTGCGTGTGAGTGGGTTTGCTGGCCAATCGCCGGCGCTGAACGCCACACGTGGCCACACGTTGGCCTGTGGTACGTCTGCCAATGTGGCAGACCCAATAGGTACTTCTCCGTGATCTGCAAAAGGAGACGCGTGCGGGAACAATCGCCAAGTGTGAGACAGTTTTATTTTCTGGTCAGAACAACCAATGGAGAAAAGTTATGTCAACGCAATCGGAACCTAAACGCGATCGATGGAACACGATAGTCGTGCCGGCAGCCAAAGGACTGGAGCGGTTCTTCTGGAACCTAGCTTGGTTCTGCGTCCTGCTCGTGGTGCTTTTTGGTGGTCCATGCATTCGCAACATGCAGAAGCCGCTTGAGAAAGGAGAGCCACATGAACAGCGAGCGGCTGATCCTGCCCAATAGCCGACTCTGTTTGTTTTGCAACTCAATCGAGTGTGCAGGCACTGACGACTTGTGCGATGCCTGCACCCAGCACTGGAGCCAATTACCACCTACCGAGCGTCCGTTTGTCGAGGAACATGACTTCGATGATTGGGATGCTCACTACGAACCAAACATTTTGGAATATCACCTCAAAAGATTACTGAAGGATCGAAAATGAAAATTGAAATGAGATCGATTACTGAGATCAAACCGTACCCCAACAACCCTCGCATCAATGATGATGCGGTCGACACGGTGGCTGGCAGCATCAAGGAGTTCGGATTCCGTCAACCGATTGTCGTGGATGGTGAGGGTGTCATCATCTGCGGCCACACACGATTCAAAGCGGCTCAGAAACTGGGGCTCGAAAGAGTACCCGTCCATGTGGCCAAGGATCTCACCCCAGACCAAATCAAGGCGTATCGCATCGCGGACAACAAGACCGCAGAACTTGCTGAATGGAATTATGACCTGCTGCCGATCGAACTCGGCGAATTGCAGTCAAGCGGTTTTGACCTTTCGTTGTTGGGGTTTGATGGAGATGAGTTGCTGAAGCTTCTTTCGACCGAGGTTGAAGAAGGACTCACCGATCCAGATGACGTTCCGGCACCACCGGACGAAGCCGTAACCCAACCTGGCGATCTTTGGATCCTAGGCAACCACCGCTTGCTCTGCGGTGACTCATCGAAACCTGAGGATCTTGACCGACTACTCGGCGGCAAGACGATCCAGCTGGTCAACACCGATCCTCCTTACAACGTGAAGGTCGAGCCGCGATCGAATAACGCGATCGCGGCTGGCCTATCGTCATTCTCGAACGACAGCGCTTCGCAGAAGCTCAAGGGTGGCCAAGGCAACGCGGCATCGTTTGGTGTCGATCATGAGACCGGTAAACCCAAGCATCCCCCAACGCACAAGAAGCTCCGAGCTAAGGATCGTCCGCTGGCCAACGACTTTGTGACCGACGAGGAATTCGATCGATTGCTTGATGCGTGGTTTGGAAACATCGCTCGGGTGCTCGACCCAGGTCGTGGTTTCTACATCTGGGGTGGGTATGCCAACTGCGGCAATTACCCCCCGTTCCTCAAGAAGCATGGTTTGTATTTCAGCCAAGCAATCATCTGGGACAAGATGCATCCAGTGCTTACCCGCAAAGACTTCATGGGCGCGCATGAGTGGTGTTTTTATGGTTGGTTGGAAGGCTCCGCGCACGTGTACCTCGGCCCAAACAATGCAACCGACTTGTGGCAAATCAAGAAAGTCAATCCTCAGTCGATGATCCACCTGACCGAGAAGCCAGTCGAACTGGCGGTCCGTGCGATGCAGTACTCGTCGCGACCAGGCGACAACGTTCTGGATCTATTCGGTGGAAGTGGTTCGACACTCATCGCAGCCGAACAAACAGGACGTCATGCGTTTCTGATGGAACTCGACTGCCTGTATGCGGATGTAATCGTCGAGCGGTACCAGAGGTTCACAGGCAAGCCGGCGATCTTGGAACGTACCGGAACGTCTCCGATCCCGATGAACACTCCGACCGCAGCGGGAACCTAGAGCTTATGGCAGTGCCAATGTTGGTTCTCGAAAACATACAGGTAGTTCGCATCGCAGTTGCGTGCGAACACCAAGAGCGACCCACGGTCGCAAACATGCTTTGGGGGACGTGCCCGAGAGAAGTACTCGGGTTCCCCATCGCTCGAGGTCAAACTTCGAAGTTCCCCCCCGGCGACGAGCGCCGAGGCTTTCTCGATGGAGTTGTACCGTTGGTTGAGAATCACCCCAGCATGTTCCGGGTAGCCATCGAAGTGGAGGTAGGCGGCATGGAAGCTCCCGTCGCTATCCGCACAGGCAATCGTTGCTCGCGTCGACATAGTTTGATCCCCTTACGATTGAAGGCCTTCAGGTCCGAGAATCTCGATCAGGTCACCGGGCATTGTCAGCATGAGCGAACGGCCGTTGTCCCAATCGACCTCGACTTGCGTCCAGCGGTGGTGTGGATGAACCGCAATAATGGTTCCAAGCGAACCGGCAGGAATCGGGTCGGGATCGTTCGGCATGAATATCAATCGGATCCGATCACCGATCTTGAGTGTGTTAGACATCATGAGGTTTCCCTTCGTTTAGAGAATCTTTCCAAGCAGGCTGTTTCTCATCGCATCGAGTGCTTCACAGGCGTAGAGGTGTTCGGTAAGAAGCGGGCCGGCGGTTTGTGGTTGCTGCGCGTCGGCGATCTCAAGCATGTCGGCCAAAGTTCGAAGCCCCTCAACGGCTTTGTAGTAGGCCTCGCGGATCTCTTGAGCTTGGTGTGCGTCCATCGTACGGAAGGCGTCGCGAAGAATTTTTTCGTTGGCTTTCTTGTCGGCGGTGGTCATGGTCGTGTTCCTTGTGGTTGGTGTCTGGGTTGGTGGCTACGACTGGTTCTTGAGGAAGTACTGCAGCATCTTTTGTTGTTCGTAGAGCTTGTTGAGTTCCGCTTTCGCTTCCTTGGCCTCGCGAAGGTCGCCATCGGCGAAGTCCGTCCAGCTCAGGCTGCAGGGTTGGTCGTTGAGCATCGCGGTCGCATCTTCTACGGCTCTTTGGGCTCGCCAGAGCATTTGTTCGGCGGCCTTGGCGATTCGTTTCTTAGCGTCCGGAATCATCCACTCCAGGCGGTTGAGTTGTTCCTGGATCGCTGCGACCGTGGGGTTTGTGGCGGTGTCGTTCATCGTCGTTTCTCCATGTTTGCTTTAGGGTTTTCGTTTGGCGTTACGACACAGTTCCCATGCTTTGGGAAGAACATCAAGCCGATGTGGAAAGTAATGTTTTGGATTCTCGAAGAATGTTTTCGAGCCCCACAAACGCCACCGTTTGGCACCGTTCGCGTCGCTTTGGAACTTGGGAGAATGACGCCCTCCAACGAGAAAACGCCCACACATCGCAACCGTGGGGCGTTTGCGCGAAATCAACCCGGTTTAGCGCCGGAGCCAATTCCGAATGGTCTTGAGCTCGTACCTGCCCAAACCGGAGACCGCATAGTCTTGGCCGTTATGCCCGCGGGCGATCAATCGGTCGCCCCGGCGCTCGACATACTCGACGGTCGTATCCAAAGACGGGTCGTCTTCGGATTGGACTTGGTACGAATGGTCGGGATCGGGGTAAGCTCGCTGGCCTTCGGAAAGGTCGGTCACCAAATGGATCTGTCCGATGTGCATGTTAGCGCTCCGTGGTCGTGGTGGTCTGGTCGCGATTGGGTAAAGGTGGATCTAGCTCTTCGGCAATCGAGAGCAGGATCTCGGCAAGTTGGTTTGAATAGATGCAAGTCACCTCGCCCGATTCAAAGGCCTCATCGAGTCGCAGCGCGACCTTACGCATCGCGTCTGCGACTCGGTAGTTCGGATCGGAACTCACTGGGCCACCTCGGCGGTTGCTGTTGCGGCTACGAATCGGCCCCGATCGGTTTTTACGAATCGCGATGCCTCGCCCTTGGAGAGCTCGCGAAGGATCGCGCTGTAGAGCGTCGCGTGGGGCGTCTTCCCACCGGGGCTCGTCCAGTAACCCTTCGCAGTCATCGCTTCGATCATCTGTTGGACGCTCAAGGGCTCGGTCGCTTCGCACAAAACCTTGTGGGCGGCAGCCAACGCGCTCAAGCGCTTGGGTTGATCGCCGTTAGTTTTCTTCGCGATCCGCTTGGGTTTGGTGACCGGTTCGGGAGAACTGTTGATGGTGATCACGGTGGCTGGTTCGTTCTCGACCAAGGTAAGGTTGTTGGTCGTAGTGACCTTCGCCGAACGCTTGCTTTTGCCGACTTCGCCCTGCAACCGCTGGGCGCTCTTGATGTGGATCTTCTTTCCCGTCGCAAGATTCGTGGCACTCCAACCACCACTGGGTTTCTCGCTATCGATCTGGATCTCGACCTTCTTGCCGGTGACGTTCGCATAGTACTTGCCACCGATCTTGACCTCTGCCTTTTTCATCTTCTCTTCTCCAATCTTGTCGCGATGGTTGGCTGCCATCATCAGGCGGCGGGAACCTCCCGCCGCGACGCGTCGACTCGCGCCGATCGCGTTTCGGCTCTAGTACGCGACATCCCAAGCTCGTTTCGATCCGTATCCAAGCTGCCCCCCTTCTACGATGTAGACGATCTGGTCCGTATTGACGTCATCGTCGTCTTCGTCATCCTCTTGGTCGTTGATTTCTTGCCCCGACGCCAAACCAACGATCCGGTTTTCGAACGGCCAGTTCTGTTGGGTCATCACCCGCACTTCACATTCGCCCCCCAGCTCATCGCGGTACTCTTCGAGGCGTGCAATCAATTCGTCAATCGTCATATTTGTTCTCTCTTATGTTTTCGGTTAGTTGGCGTAGGTCAGGTCGGCGAGGCCGGCGGCGAGGAAATCCACAATCGCGCGGGCCAAATCGGTTTGTGCATCGACATCCAGCCCGCGGTCGAAATTGAAAACCGTCTGCTTGTCTTGCAGTCGCTGCAGCCAGAGTTTCGAGATTCGGCTCTTTGCCAGTTCGTACTCTTCGCATTCGGCGTGTTCGGGGAAGACCAAGGCGTCGAAGCGGTGCCCGGCAATCGTTCCGCAGACCCAGGTTCCGCCACCCGCGGCGCGTCGGGTGGTCTTGGTGATCTTCAGGTCGTCGCCCAGGTCAAATTCGAAGGGTTTGTTTGTTTGGGTCATCGTTGGTTCTCCGTGTTTGGTGTTGTGAGGAATTCGTTTTCGTTAACACACATGAGCCATGCGGTTGAAACGTCATCAAGCGGTTCTGGCGGAATCTGGGAAGTAATCTCTGAAATTCTTTTACCGCCAAAAAAACTAGGGAAAACATGCGATTTGCGATGTTTGCGACAGGTTGGCCTGTGTGGCCACATGCGGAAGAATGGTCCCTTACTTAGGACCTACCCGGAATCATGCGGCTGTGACGATCGTGGGCGGAACGATTCCCACATAACGAGAAAACCCCAAGGTAAAAACCTCGGGGCAAAGCTTTCTTGGAACTCAAGCGGCTTGGTCGTATTTGCGAGCCAGGTCGAGCAGTTTGTTTTTGATCCCCTTCCAATCGCGGTCGGTCTCGCCCGTGATTTCGCCGAAGGCTTTATTTCGAAGCTCTCCCTTGTACCAACCTTTGGTCCAACCCAACCGGTAGAAGAGTCGGTTGAGTTCCGTTTCGCCAAGGCCAGCCCCCGGTCGGTCCCAGCAACTTTTGGTGCCGTCTTTCTTGGTGTAGTCCCAATCCGCGCATCGTTTGGTGTTCATCGCGAGCTCGGCCAGCCCCAAAACCATCATCAGGTATCCGACCACCTTGGTCTTGTTGAGCGTTCCGGCGAAGGCCCGGAATTCGATTCGGTTCTTACCCGCAGCCAGGTGCGTGAGGTTCAGCAGGTGGTAGCGATCCGCTTCGCATCGGTTCTTCGCGGCATCTTTGTCGCCGTATTGTTTGATCCGTTTGGTGTAGACCGTTTGTTCGCGTCGGCGTGTTCCGGTGCTGGCGAAGATCGCTTTCTCGTGGTTGCCGACCAAGGAGATCAACCGGGCCAAGGCGGCTGCGTCGCCGTTCCATTCGATCGTAATGTGCAAGCCGCAGCTCGCGTTGACCTTCGCGTCGTGTTCGTTGATCTTGTCGATCGCGTCTTCGATTTGTTTGAGGCCTTCGTATCCCTTGAGTTTGGGGCTTACGAATTCGCATCCCTTGCGGTTCGGTGTTTCTGGTTTGATGCTCGCGTCGCGCTCTGCTCGCCATCCGGTGGGGAGCCAAGGTACTTGGTATCCGTGGTGGTAGGGTCCGATCGGTGTGGTGTCGCTGTTTGGCAGGGTGGTCTCGAATTCGATTCCGAAGGCGATCTCGTTTGCGTTCATCTCTGTCTCTCCGTTTGGGTGGGGTGGGTTTGTCATTTGCGATCGCGGTTGCGTTCGCGTGTGACACATGAAGCCCTGCGGTTCGGAACACATCCAGCCGAGAAAGCATGTTTTTCAAGGTCTTTTCGCATGTTTTTCGGTCGCCCCACAAACGCCACGGTTGGGCCCGTGTGGGGGCCAAAAATCATGTGCCCAATGAGGCCAACATCGAAGAAACTCGCACCAGTGGGGCACGTGTTGGCCACCGTGCCAAACATCCAAGAAGGGAGCCTGGTATGAGTAACGGAAAGAATCCGATCGACCCAAATCGCCTAACCCCAGAGCAGGCGGCGAAACTACTCTCGGCAGCAGCCAAGATTCGCGTTCCCGTAGAGCAAATACGGGAAGACCTCGAGGTAGGAGCTCCTCGCAATAACGATGGAACGATCAACTTGATGCATTACGCAGCATGGATGGTGAAGGAGATGGGCCGTGGCAACTGACCCCAGAAAACTAAGACCCAGCGAATTGTGCCGGTTGCTGAACTCGACGCCGCTAGGTGAAGTCATCAACGAACGGCAACTACATCGTCATCGAACTCGCGCCGGCATGCGTATTGGTGACGCTCGCTTCGTTGATCTTTTGCGTTATGTCGCGTGGCTCATCGAGGTTCGACACGCACCGCGAGAGGAGTCCGAAGGCGATCCCTACGAAAAGCTCAAAGACCGTGCGCGAGCGAGAAACGTCGCAATCGCGCTTGCGGGCCGAGACATTGGCGAGCTTCCGTCTGTCGCTGATCCAGAGCGAAAGGCTCGCGCTGCGAGAGATTTTCGCTTTTTCTGTGAGTCGTATTTTCCATTGACGTTTCATCTCAACTGGTCCGACGACCATCTCAAGGTGATCAATCGCATCGAGCAAGCCGTCATGAGCGGCGGTCTGTTCTCAATGGCGATGCCACGTGGTTCAGGTAAGACCACGATCTGTGAATGCGCATGCATCTGGGCTGCGCTCAATGGCCACCGAGAATTCGTTTGCCTCATTGGCAGCGATGAAGGGCACGCAATGGACATGCTCGATTCCATCAAGATGGAACTCGATGGCAACGAACTTCTGCTGGCGGACTATCCCGAGGTGGTATTTCCAATCCAAGCTCTCGATGGAATTGCCAATCGCTGCAATGGCCAGCTTTATCAAGGACATCGTACGCACATCGGCTGGACAGCACGAGAGATTGTGCTACCCACCATGCCTGGTAGTGTGGGCAGCGGAGCGATCGTAAAGGTGGCTGGTATCACCGGTCGAATTCGCGGGATGAAATACAAACGGGCAGATGGCAGAACGGTGCGACCAACCTTGGTTGTGATCGACGACCCGCAAACCGATGAATCGGCTCGTTCGCTTTCCCAGTGCGCAACGCGCGAGAGCATTCTTGCCGGTGCGATTCTCGGGCTGGCCGGCCCGGGAAAGAAAATCTCTGGGATCATGCCGTGCACGGTGATTCGTCCAGGAGACATGGCTGACAACATTCTCTCGCGAGAAAAACATCCCGAATGGAACGGAGAACGAACACGGATGGTTTATTCGTTTCCCAGCGACGAAAAGCTCTGGCTGCGATACGGTGAACTGCGAGCCGAGAGCCTTCGCATGTACGGTGACATGCGACTAGCCACGGAGTTCTATTCGTCCCATCGATCGGCCATGGACGACGGAGCACAGATCGCTTGGCCCGAGCGATTCAACCACGATGAACTCTCTGCTATCCAGCATGCGATGAACCTCAAACTGCAGGATGAGGCAGCGTTCTTCGCTGAGTACCAGAACGAACCGTTGCCTGAGGTCAAAGCAAGCGATAACGAACTGACGACGGATCAGATTGCTGGGAAGCTCAATCGTATCGAGCGGCAGTTGGTTCCGATCGGTGCGAACCATCTAACCATGTTTATCGATGTGCAGGCGACACTACTGTTCTATTCGGTCATTGCTTGGGAAGACGATTTCACTGGGTATCTAGTGGACTATGGGACCTATCCAGACCAGAGACGGACGTACTTTACGCTGCGAGATGCTCGAGCAACGCTTGCACAGGCAACCAAAGCAGGTGGACTGGAAGGCTGCATCTACGCTGGCCTGGAGCGTCTCACGGCGGATTGCCTTTCCCGAGAATGGAGGCGTGACGATGGAGCCATGCTACGCATCGAAAAGTGTTTGATTGACGCCAACTGGGGCTCGTCAACGGACGTTGTCTATCAGTTCTGTCGCCAAAGCCAATTCGCTGGACTCGTCATGCCGAGCCACGGGCGATTCGTGGGAGCGTCCAGTCAACCGTTTTCGGAATATAAGCGAAAGCCCGGTGACCGAGTTGGCCACAATTGGCGTATTCCGAACGTGCATGGCAAGCGAGCGGTCCGGCACGTTGTCTACGACACCAACTTCTGGAAAACATTCATCCATGCCCGTTTGGCCGTGGCGATGGGAGACCGTGGCTGCCTGTCGCACTTCGGGGACACACCGGAAACCCATCGGCTCTTGGCGGAACACCTATCGGCTGAGTATCGCGTTCGAACCGAAGGTCGAGGAAGGATTGTCGACGAATGGAAGCAGAGACCCGAGCGCGGTGACAATCACTGGTTCGATTGCGTCGTCGGCTGCGCGGTTGCAGCATCGATGCAAGGCGTCTCTTTGCCGGGTGCAGATAATCTGGTTTCCAAGAGGCAAGGACGGGTGAGCTTTGCTGAGTTGCAACGGAGGCGTGGCCGATGAAGCAAGAGAAACCAGGTCCCCAGGAACGCGGAATCCAATGCCCCCAGTGCGGTTGCCGTCACTTCTACACCACGCACACAGAGCCTCTTAAGGATGGCCGCATCCGCCGACGGAAACAGTGTCGGCATTGCGGCAGACGAATCGTCACCTACGAAACAACACCGACACAGCAGAAAAATTGCTAGATGTAGCAGGATCTTGCTGAATCTCTTCTTTCTTTCGTCATCAAGTCGGCTCACCGGGTAGGTCTCCAAATAGACGGGCACTTCGCCTGTTTCACTGGAGTAACCGATGGCTGAAGAACTCGACGACACCATTCGCCAAAACGCGCAAGGCCCAGCGAAAGCAGCGGGCGACGCTGGCAGTGTGGAACAGCACAAGCTGACCGACCAAATCGAAGCCGACCGCTATCTAGCCTCAAAACAAGCCGCGAAATCGAAGCGTCGTGGCTTGGTCTTCAACAAGATTGTTCCACCGGGGGCCGAGTAACCGTGTTGTCCTGGATTTCCAATTGGTGGTCGCAAAAGCCTGTGCGAGGTTTTAAGCCAAGCACAGTTCGAGTCGTGCGCGCACGCTACGACGCTGCTGTGACCACCGACGATAATCGACGCCATTGGGCTAATGCCGATGGGCTCTCGCCCAATGCATCCAATAGCGCCGCTGTTCGCCGGATTCTCAGGAACCGTGCTCGTTATGAAACGGCCAACAACTCGTATGCTCGAGGCATCGTACTGACACTCGCGCATGACGTGGTGGGTACCGGCCCCCGGTTGCAATTGCTCACTAGCGATCCTGATGCCAATCGTCGTATCGAGCAGGCATTCATGCAGTGGGCCCGTTCGGTGCATCTCGCCGAGAAACTCCGTACGATGCGGATGGCACGCGCCACGGATGGCGAATCTTTCGCAATCCTCACGAACAATCCGCGCCTCAATACGGAGGTCCAACTCGACCTTCGCCTCGTCGAGGCAGACCAGGTCACGACGCCCGATCTCGACCGACTTTCCACCATTGCCGTGGACGGCATCGTCTTTGATTCCTCAGGGAATCCGATCGAGTATCACATCCTTCGCAATCACCCAGGTGACAGCTTTTACTCGGCTCGCAGCGACTATGACCGCATCCCCGCAGATGCGGTGTTGCACTGGTTCCGAGCTGATCGCCCCGGTCAAACGCGCGGTATTCCGGACATCATGCCGGCACTGCCGCTCTTCGCACAACTTCGCCGATTCACCCTTGCTGTTCTGGCAGCTGCCGAGACCGCGGCCGACTTCGCGGGAATCCTCTACACCGATGCACCTGCCAACGGGGAAGCCGATGCAGCCGAGCCTTTCGAGCCGATCGAGCTTGAGAAGCGAGCATTGGTGACGATGCCCGGTGGTTGGAAGATGGCCCAGATGCAAGCCGAACAACCATCGACGACCTATGGTGAGTTCAAGCACGAGTTGCTTAACGAAATTGCTCGCTGTTTGAACATGCCGTTCAACATCGCGGCGGGTAACAGCTCGGGCTACAACTACGCTTCTGGTCGCCTGGACCATCAAACCTATTACAAGGCGATCCGAGTAGAGCAATCGCATCTTGAACGAGCCGTTCTCGATCGCCTTCTTGCTGCTTGGCTCGACGAAGCCGCTCTTCTGCCTGGATTGCTTCCAACCGGACTTGGTCCATTTGCTCAGTGGCCACACCAATGGTTTTGGGACGGTCATGAGCATGTGGATCCAGCCAAGGAAGCCAACGCACAGGCCACGCGATTAGCTAGTCACACCACCACCTTGGCTGATGAATACGCCAAGCGAGGCCAAGACTGGGAAACACAGCTTCGCCAGCGAGCTAAGGAAATCGCACTTATGTCGGAGCTTGGTCTAGCGACCGAGTCCGTTACTCCCACCACGAATCAGGATAACGCCGATGTCCAAGACGAAGAGGTCCCTGCCGATGACGCTTAAGCCCCAGCAAAACCAAAGCCAACTGAGTATTTCCGCAACGGCTGTCTTCGACATCGATGCGGCAGTCGACGGTTCGTCCGCAGCGTCGCTCCCTAAGTTTCGCATGGTCGCCTACACCGGTGGCCCGATGCGAGTCGCTGGTTGGCGTTACCCAGTCATCATCGATCTGGCCGGCCTATCGATCCCATCGCAGGCCAGGCCGATCCGTTTCGGTCACGATCCTCTCTCGGGTGTCGGCCATACCGATGCGATCCGAGTTGAAGGTGGACAATTGATCGCCACCGGGATCGTCTCTCGCGATACACCGGCAGCACGAGAAGTCGTGGTGAGTTCCAAGAACGGATTCCCCTGGCAGGCCTCAGTCGGCGCTGGCGTTGATGAATTCGAATTCGTCAAGGATGGGCAAAAGGTCACCGTCAACGGGACGCAGTACAGCGGTCCGGTAAACGTAGTCCGCAAGTCCTCGCTTGGTGAAATCAGTTTCGTAGACCTTGGTGCCGACGGAGCAACGAGCGCGAGTGTCGCAGCTCAGGCATCTGCAACCCCTGGAGAACCAGACATGGACGATTCGCAAACCCAAACTCAAGACGATCCCAACGCAGCTCCTGTTGCACCGGTCGTTCCCAATCCGGCAACACCGGAACCTGTAACCACGCAGCCTGAGGTCAACGCAGCAATCGAAGCGATGCGTGCTGCTCATGCAACCGAGCTCGATCGTATCGCCGGGATTCGGCGTATCTACAACGGTGCACTCCCAAGCTTAGAAGCTCGTGCGATCCGTGAAGGCTGGAACCTGGAAAAGGCCGAGCTCGAAAAGATCCGAGCCACGCGCCCCGCAGTTCCTGCCATCCATGTGCAGAACAACACGATCAACGCACCCGTTCTGGAGGCAGCTTGCTTCCTAGCAGCCGGCCTCTCCAACGTCGAAGAAGTGGCCGATGAGCAATCGCTCGATCTGGCAGCCCGGCGATTCCGAGGCGGGATCGGGCTGCAAGAGCTGCTCCTCGAAGCCGCCTGGGCGAATGGATACTCCGGACGCAACTTCCGCGATCACCGCGCCGTGATGCGAGCCGCATTCGGTAACTCCATCGAAGCCAGCTCGGTGAGCAACATCGACATCGGTGGGATTCTCTCCAACGTAGCCAACAAGTTTCTCTTGGACGGGTTCTACAGCGTCGAGCGAGTTTGGCGAAACATCTGTGCGGTTCGAAACGTCTCGGACTTCAAGACCGTTACCAGCTACCGGCTCATCGGTAAGGACCAATACGAACTGGTTGCACCAGGGGGTGAGCTCAAGCACGGCAACCTTGGCAACGAAAGTTACACCAACCGAGCCGACACCTATGGCTTGATGATGGCCATCGATCGACGCGACATCATCAACGACGATCTCGGTGCGATCACGACGGTACCAAGGAAGCTTGGACGAGGTTCGGGTCTGAAGATCAACGATGTGTTCTGGACGGTGTTCATGAACAACGCGGCATTCTTCACGGTAGGAAACAAGAATTTCCTATCGGGGACCGACACGGTACTCTCGATCGACGGATTGACCAAGGCCGAAGTTGCCTACTACGACCTGGTTGATTCCGATGGCAAGCCGATTGGGACCATGCCAGCGATCGTTCTTGTTCCCACCGCGCTTGCTGCGATTGGAACACAGCTCTACAAGTCGCTGGAGATGCGAGATAACACGGCCAACGCACGGATGCCCATCTCGAACCCGCACGTCGGTAAGTTCCGAGTCGAGGTCAGCCGGTACTTGGCCAACGCCCTCTACACCGGCAATTCGTCGAAGGCTTGGTACCTAATCACCGATCCGAATGATCTGCCCCTGATCGAGGTCGCGTTCCTGAACGGCCAAGAAGCTCCAACGATCGAGACCGCCGATGCAGACTTCAATGTACTCGGTGTCCAGATGCGTGGTTACCACGACTTCGGTTGTGCGTTGCAAGATCCACGCGCAGCCATCAAGTGCAAGGGTGAGGCATAAACCTCGCTCGGCACGTCGTTCATTCCTTCATCCGATCCACCAATTGAGGTTTAGCCAATCATGCCACAGGCAACGTTCATTCAAGAAGGTCACTACATCGATCACACACCCGCAGGCGCGATTGCCTCCGGGGATGTGGTGGTCCAAGGGGATCTCGTCGGCGTTACTGTTCGTCCGCTAGCAGCTGGCGAACTGGGCTCGCTCGCAGTCGATGGGATTTTCGACTTCAACAAAAACACCGGTGTCGCGTTCACAGTCGGGACCATCCTGTACTGGGACGATACCAACAACGTCGTAACGACAACCTCTGCAGGGAATAAGTCGATCGGTAAGGTGGTTCGCGCTGCGGCCTCCGCAGATACCACCGTTCGAATTCGACTCAGTCAGTAATCCATTATTGGGTTCACATTTCCACACTTTGAATCTCATTCATTCGCAGGAATCACTATGAAAACCAAGTGTTATTCGTTGGTAGCTCTGGTGGCTGTTTGCATTGCCACCGTTTCATTCGCCCAAGAGAGGATCTGCATTGATGGCAAATGCCAAACCGGTCAAGCAACCGGAGGCACGATCGTCATCGATCCGCTTCGAGAAGAATTACCACTGGTTGATAACGCACCCAAAGCAACGGCCAACGGAATTGCTGGCGATCAGTTCGATCAAGTCGTCCGGGCCACCGTTCGCGTTACGATCAGTGGTGTTTGCGGAAGCGGCACGGTTGTCGGTCGCACGCCCGAGGGAAACGCGATCGTACTCACCAACGCGCATGTCGCCGGTACCACGCGTGGCCGAACCGTCAACGTAGAACGATGGAACACCAACGGTAGCAGCGAAAAAGGCACCGGTACGATCGTCGCATCGGGATATGGCAAAGGGACCAGCGTCGACTTCGCCTTGCTCAAGTGCAACCCAGCGTTCGCCAAGGATGTCGATCCGATCCCGCTGGCGGATCGCTACCCCAGCAACCAATCGTCGGTGACGACCTTCGGATGTCCCCGGTGCGAATGGCCAAGCTTGCAAGTCATCAGGCTTAATCGCAAGGAAGGTCAAATCCTCTCGTGGAAACCCGAAGCCATCGGAGGTCGCAGTGGTTCGAGCCTGATCGACTATACCGATGAAGGGCCCCGCGTTGTCGGCCTGCTGACCTGGGCTGGTGGTGGCGAGGGGCTTGGCCAATCGACGCCGTTCTTGCTCAGCGCGATGCGAGGCAAGCTACCAGCCACATTGGAAGGCTTGCCTGCAGGAGCTCGCGAAGTGAGTTACCAAACCGATGAAAGCCTTGAAACCGATGAGATCGTCCAAGTTCCGTCAACGACACTTGGTGAACCTTTGCAATGGCCGCTGGGTTTGCTGGCCCAAGCACAAGTGCAGGATGACGTGATCGATTCCATTGTCGATCGCCCACGAATCAAGCCAGCCCCTCAGGAGCCCGATGATTCCGGTTTGCTGCGGGATCGCTTGCCACTCGGTCCGCAGTGGACTCCAAGCGGTTTGGTCGCGACCTCGGCTGCTTCGAGCATTCTATTGCTTTTGGGACTTCAGTATGGATTGCCGCTCGTACTGCAGGCCATCCGAAATGCACGGAAGTCCCGAGGGAACCCCCTGCTCAATGATGACCAGTTCAAGCAGTTGCTCGACCAATACCAACAGCTGCTCAAGCTCATGGAACAAAACGGTAAGACCCCACCGGACATTAAGACCTAAGTGGAGCATCGCCATGGCCGACATGCTTCGCGATGGCCAAGAGTGGCTCGCCAATCAGCTCAAGACCCATGCCTCGAGCACCGTGGTCTACGTGAGGGGAGCGAATCAGGCAAGCGTGTCGGCCACCATCGGTCGGACGCTGCTGAAACTCGAAGATGGATACGGTGGCGTTCACATGCAGTGGACCGACCGTGACTTTTTGATTCAACCTGCCGACTTGGTGATCGCCGCATCGCAGGTACTGCCGGAACGTGGCGACACGATCCGCGAAACCCAAAACGGCAAGGTCTACATCTACGAGGTGATGACTCCGGGAAGCGAGCCGCACTGGCGATGGTCGGACCCGCACCGAAGACTCCTTCGTATCCACACCAAACAGATCGGAATTGAGTGATGTCGGCAAGTATCGTCGCAATCGCAGATGCAGTGACCGCCGAGCTGAACGGTAACACGTTCACTCAAACGTTCACAGCGCAGCGGCTTTACCTGCCAGTATTCGATCTGCAATCGATGTCCGATTTGAAGGTGACTGTCGTCCCCAAAGGGATCACCAGTTCGTCACTCGATCGTTCGCGAGACAACTTCGATTACCAAATCGATGTCGCGGTCCAAAAGAAAGTCAACAGTCAAATCGAACTGATCGATTCGCTGATGCGATTGGTCGAAGAGATCGGCGACTACTTTCGATCCAATCCACTCTCGAGTTACCCAGGGGCTCGCTGTACCAATGTCGAAAACACACCTGTTTACGCCCAAGATCATTTGCAAGAACTCCGTCAATTCACCAGCGTCCTGACCCTTACCTTCCGCCTTTGGAGATAACCGATGACCACCGGAGACGTTGGCCCATTCCGCATGCAGTTCACCAATTCGCGAGGAGTCACCCGTGAGATTCCTGGATTGGACGACGTGGATGACATGTTCAAAGTCAAATCGATCCAGAAGAAGTTCCGCGATTCCTGGACTCGAACTCTGACGGACCTTTGGGAACTGACCACTAGCGGTGGATCAACGGCGAGCGTCTCCGGTGGCGTTTTGACCATCGGATCTGGAACAACCGCGGGTGGATATGCCGAGCTGCTCTCGAAGGAAACGTTCACGATTCCATTCCGAGCCATGATTGCGGTCCAGTCGGGCGCAACGCGGCAAGCCAACACGCATCACATCATCGAAGCCATCTCGGTCGATCCAACCACTGGAATCCCTGATGGCAAGCATTGCTTGAACATCGACATCGGTGGTGCTGCCAATACGACCGTGACCAACATGGTCTACAGCGTCCAAAACGGTGGTTTGGTTCCTATCGCATCGGCAGCATCCGCGATTGTTTCGACGGCTACCTATTCGATTCTCGAACTCGAACCGTTCTCCGACGAATGCTATTTCCACTCCAGGGCGATGGATTCGACAGGTGGGCGCTCGAACTCGTATGTTCGGCATCAGCAGATTCCCGATCCAACCGCAGTCTACAAGATCCGTATTCGCTCGATGAATCATCAAGCGTTTAAAGCGGTTTCGGGCGCGATCGCCGGCCCAGGAAACGTTATTCGCCTTACGTCGACCGCACACGGATACACCGGAACGCCGACGATTTGGGTTGAATACCTCAACGGGGTCACCAATAACGGCGCGGTCTTGCGTGGTAATTACGCAGCAACGGTGATCGATGCCAACACGATTGACCTAACCGGAACCGTTTTCTCCGGAGTATACGTTACTGGTTCGGGACAGATTGCACTTGCTGCCGCACCCGCAGCGATCAATTTTCAATCCCAGTTCATCAACTGCCAGGATTACGCAGAACTCACTGCTGAAATCACCGCAGGTCGTGGCCAAACGGTCATCGGACAAGGCTTGGGGGTGATCCTTACGGGCGCGACCGCAACCACGACCAACATCGGAACGGTAACGGCGAACGTCGCTGGCCAAGCGGCCCACGATGCAGTGGTCGCAGGTAACCCGGTTCGTATGGCTGCTCGTGCTCTGACCGCAGCGTATGCGAGCGTCGCGACGGGTGATGTGGCCGACTTGGTTTCCACGCTGCAGGGTGTACTGGTAACGCGCCCCTGGCAAATCCCCGAACTCGAATGGGCCTATGCGTCGGCTGCTGGTGGCGTGATCAACACGACCGATGTGGTCATCGCAGCAGCCGCCGGCGCTGGTCTGCGTCGCTACATCTGCTCGATGCAACTCTCGAACAACTCGGCGGTCGCGACGGAAATCGTGCTCAAGGATGGTGCCACCATCATCTGGCGAGGTCATTTGCCTGCCAATGCACCGATGGCGGAGATCATCTTTGAGAACCCACTCAAGACCACGGCTGCAACAGCGCTGAACTTCGCATGCATCACCACCGGTGCTGCGGTTTACGTCAACGCACAAGGATTCACGGCACCGTAAGAACAACCATGATCGCAGTCAAAGTCACCACGAAAAAATCGATCGACAAGGTCAAACGCAAAGCGCAGCAAGGCAACTTCAAAAGTCTTGGTCATGCAGCTGCTGCGATTCGTTTGATCGCTCGTCGTTCCATTCGACGGGGCAAAAAGGCCTCCATGCCTGGCAGCCCGCCCAACACACGTCGCGGCCAGCTCAAGCGTTCGATCATGTACGCATTGGACAAACAACGTGGTCGCGCCCTCATCGGACCGGACTTCGATGTAATTGGTGCTGCGGGCAAGGCTCACGAGTTTGGAGGCAGGTTCCGTCGAGAGCGTTACCCCAAACGACCGTTCATGGGACCCGCACTGGAAAAAGTTAAGGACCGTCTGCCGCCCATGTGGGCAGGCAGCATTCGATAAGGAGAAAAAGAAATGCCAGCCAAACTTGGACTCGATGCAAAGCTCTACCGAAACACAGGGACGTTCGCCACCCCTGTATGGGACATCATCGGAAATGTGCGAGATCTAACCCTCAATCTCGAAACCGGAGAGGCGGATGTGTCCACCCGTGCCAATAACGGCTGGCGTGCCACGGTGGGCACACTCAAGGATGCCTCGCTCGAATTCGAGATGGTTTGGGACACGGTCGACACCGATTTCACCGCCATTCGCGATGCGTTCCTCAATAACACCACACTTGAGTTCGCCGTGATGGATGGACTTATCACGGGGGCAGGAAGCAGTGGTTCTCAGGGATTGAGGGCAACGTTTCGCATCGCCAGCTTCTCACGCAATGAAGCCTTGGAAGAAGCCATCACGGTCTCGGTCACCGCCAAACCCACGTATGCGTTGAACCCGCCATCGTGGATGACCATTCCTTAGTCTGCACTTTCATCTTAGGGATATTCGATATGCACAGTTTTGTAGACAACTCGCGGCGGACATGGGAAGTCGTGATCAATGTCACGGCGGTCAAACGGATCCGTGGTTTACTTGGGATCGACCTGTATGCCTTGGTTGACGATGGGTTTAAGTCACTTTCCAAACTGGTCTCCGATCCCGTTACCTTGGCCGATGTACTGTATTGCCTCTGCAAGGATCAGGCCGACAAGCAGTCGATCACCGATGAAGACTTCGGACGGGCTCTGGCGGGTGATGTGATCACACTAGCTGCCGATGCATTCGTCGAGGAACTAATCGATTTTTTCCCCGATGCCCGCGCGAGGGCGAGTCTCCGCAAAGCGATCGAAGCGGGCAAAGCGGTTCGGGACAAGGTCCTCAATCACGCGGAGAAGATCCTCGATTCGATCAACCCCGAGACCGAAGCGCAGAAGTGGATCAGCTCGTCTGGCACTTGGCAGGAGTCCTCGGCGTCGATCCCGGACCATTCAGTCTCCGAGAGCTAATCGCGATGGGAGAAGCACGCAGCCAAGTTCTCTGGAATCACACGTCCAGCATCTTGGCAATGCTGGCCAACATCCATCGCGATGCTAAGCGATCGCGAATCTACCATCCGTCGGACTTTAATCCGCACGGCAAGAAACGACCTCAACCTCGGACGATGGTTGGGATCGGAGCCCTGAAGCATGTTTTCATTGATCGGCAAAGCGAGATCCAATAGCGATGGCATCCAGTTCCAACATCAAAGCCGGCGCAGCCTACATCGAGCTCTACACCAAGGACTCTCGTCTGGTGAAGGGGCTCAATGACGCTGCCAAGCGACTGGACGCATTCGGTAAAAGCCTCCAAGGAATCGGGACCAAAATGGCGATGCTTGGTGCAGGGATCGTCACCCCACTGGCCGGCGCTGCCAAGGTCTTTGCCGACATGGGCAGCGATATGGTCGACATGAGCCAGCGCACTGGCGTGTCGGTCGAAGCCCTCTCGGAACTGGGGTTTGCTGCCGAGCAATCCGGTGCTGATATGGGGACACTCGAGGGCTCGCTCAAAAAGATGCAGAAGATGCTCTTCGAAGCGGCGTCCGGATCGCAATCGGCCCAAGAAACCCTCGCATCGCTTGGGCTCAGTGTTGCGCAGCTGTCAAAACTATCGCCTGACGAACAGTTCAAATTGATCGCAGATCGAATGTCACAGATCACCGATCCAACGCTGAAGACTGCGACAGCGATGGCGATCTTTGGTAAATCGGGCACGCAGTTACTGCCGATGCTTTCGAGTGGTGCCAAAGGAATCGAAGAGCTGCAGCAACAAGCTCGCGATCTGGGCCTGACTATGGCCACCGAAGATGCCCAAGCAGCTGAGGCCTTCGGAGATCGCATCGATGTCTTGTGGAAAGTCCTTAAGAAGACCGTCTTCACCATCGGCTCCGCATTAGAGCCGGTTCTATCGGCAATGATCGATTCAACAGTTCGAATCGTTGTGGCCACTAGCGACTGGATCAAGAACAACAAAGGTTTGATCGTCACGGTCTTCAAGGTGGGAATTGCGATCGCGGCCGGTGGAGCGGCAATTGTCGCCCTCGGCGCTGCAGCGGTTGGACTTAGCACTGTCTTCGGCGCTGCCGCAAGTGTTCTTGTGGGAATCGGCCAAGGGGTCGCAATCCTCGGAACAGCGATCGCAGCATTACTTTCTCCGATTGGGCTGACCATCGCAGGTCTTGCAACACTGGTTGGATACTTTGTCTACACCACGGGTGCCGGCACACAAGCGATGCAGTGGCTGGGGGATCGATTCAATGAACTCAAAGACACCGCACTCGCTGCCTGGCAAGGGATCGGAGATGCGCTGGCGGCCGGAGATATCGCACTGGCAGGCAAAATCCTGTGGCTCACCCTCAAAATGGAATGGCAACGTGGAGTCGCATTCCTGCAGTCTAAGTGGCTCGACTTCAAAGGATTCTTCATCGGTATCTTCCAAAGCGCGGTCTATAGCGTCGCAGGTCTAATGACCGACGCGTGGGCAGGACTACAAACCGGCTGGCTAGAAACAACCCACTTCATCGCCGATAGCTGGACTGTTCTCATCAGCCTGCTCCAAAAGGGATGGAATCGATTCAGCGGGTTCTTTCAAAAGGTCTGGGCCCGCATTCAAGGTCTCTTTGGGGATACGAATGCCGAATCCGAGATCGCCAAGATCAACGATGAGATCGCTCGACAGGATGAGTTGATCAACAACTCTCAAAACCAAACCATTCTCGATCGCGAGAAACAACGCCAAAAGGCTCGCAATCAAATCGAGCAAGATCGCCAAGGGGCGCAGTCGGCGCTCTCAGACATGCAAGCCCAAGAGCAGTCTGCTTTAGCCGATGCAAATCAGAAGGCATTGGCTGACTCCGCAGCAGAACTCGAAAAGGCCAAGGGCGAATGGAAATCGGCGATCGGCGAAGCAGCGCAGAAACGCTCGGAAACCTCTCCTGGGTCATCCAGCAAATTCTCGTCATCCGGTCTTGGCTTGCCAGACCTAGGCAGTATGGATCAATCGCTTGCCGAGACCAAGAAAAAGACGGATGTGGTCGGAACATTTAACCCGATCGCAGCCATGAACCTTGGATCCGATTCGCTAGGCGAACGAACCGCACGTGCTAGCGAAGAAGTCGCTTCCAACACCAAGAAACTCGTCCAGCAAGCCGACCGTGGTGGTTTGGTCTTTGGATAGGAGAACCAGATGCCTCAGCCAATTATCGTCGAACGCTTTGACTCCAAGGATATCAGCGAAAGCAAGGACAATCCGAGTGCGGACTTGATCTACATGATCATGAACACCGAGGATTACGCCACGGCTAAAGGCCTAATGGCCTCGACGATTCCAGCAAAGTTTGGAGATCTTTTCCTAGACGATTATCACATCGTTCACCAAGGAAACGGTGTCTGGGAAGGAACCGCACGTTACGTCAAATGGAAAAGCGAATCGCAGTACTCGTTTGATACCGGTGGTGGCACGCAACATACGACCCAGAGCATTGCAAATGTCGGCAAGTACTCGGCAGCAGGATTCGTTGCTCCGGATTTCTTTGGTGCCATCGGAGTCACCGACGATCGGGTTGAAGGGACCGACATCACGGTCCCCGTTTTCAATTTCACTGAAACCCACTACATCGACAAAACACTCGTCACCGGAGCGTACAAGCTTGCCCTGTTCAATCTCACAGGCAAAGTAAATGGTTCGGGATTCAAGGGATTTGCGAAAGGCGAGGTGCTGTTTCTCGGAGCAAGCGGATCCAAGCGTGGCCTGGACGATTGGGAGATTACGTTCCGGTTTGCCGCCAGTCCGAACGTGGCCGGCCTTTCTCTGGGAAGCATCACCGGAATTGCCAAAGAAGGATGGCAATACCTCTGGGTTCGATTCATCGATGATGAAGACTCGACAGCCAAGGCACTCATTAAACGACCGGTTTCTGCTTACGTCGAGCAGGTTTATTCATACGGCGATTTCAGTGGCCTTGGGATCGGAGTGTAATCGATGGGAGACCAATTCCGCAAAGTGCTACCAGGGGATCCGCTGAAGATTCCGGCGGAAGCCTGGAATGCTTTGGTGGATTTGTCCCAACAGCAAAAGAACCAGCGGCACGATCAACGATCGAACGACGAAGGTACGTCGCGTCAAACGACACTCGCCAAAGTACGCAACCAAACCGGTGTCGATCTGGATCGCTTCTCCGTTGTGGCACTCGGAACTCCAATCATCACCCCAGCGGCCAATCTCACCGAATTCAAACGCCAAGTCAGCTTCCAAGGTCTTGTTCCAAGTGCTGGCACTGGGCCACGCTTTGGTGTGCTACTAGAACCGCTCAAGAACAATTTCATTGGCACCGCAGCGCTCGGAGGCTGCGTCATCACGCGAGTTTCCGTGGGTGCTACAGCGTACGCCTGTGCGGAAACTGTGACCGGTCAAAACGGCTACTTACGCAGCGTTCCACACGGACCAGCATCGGTGCTGTGGATCGAATCCTCGGGCACGGTGCGATGGGCGGTGATTCGTTTCGATGATGCCAACTACGAAGAGATCGTCTTCATCACCAGCAATATTCCAGACGGCAACGGTTACTACCCAGGCGTCGTCCAGAAGTTTGACGTCGCCACCAAATCATGGAGCACGATTTTTAACTGCAAGGTGGTGGATGCTAACAAATGACCTTGTATTCACGTCGCTACATCGCCACTTCAGTAAATGGCTCGGTCGAAGGCCTGCCGGTGTATGCAGCGACCTGTGCGCAACAACGATCCGGGCAAGGCCCCAAACGCCAACTTGGACATTTCCTTGGGATGATTGATGGAGAACCTTTGTATGCGGTATCTAGCTGTGAGTTTCCTAAGATGGGTCGTTACCTCATGCGTTATGTGGGGTTTGCCGACCTGCCTATCTACGCCATCGTTTGCTGCGAGCTTTCCTCGAGTGGATCTTCGGGGAGCAGTGGTTCATCGGGCACATCTGGCTCCTCTGGATCTTCGGGCTCTAGTGGCTCGTCAGGTTCATCGGGTTCAAGCGGCTCTTCGGGATCGAGTGGTAGCAGTGGATCCTCCGGTTCGAATTCCGGAAGCGGATCTGGATCCAAAGGAAGCTCTGGCCCCTCCGGGCAAAGCGGCAGCTCAGGGAGCAGCGGATACTCTGGTTCCAGTGGCTACTCAGGCAGCAGCGGATCATCGGGCTCGAGCGGTTCATCTGGCAGCTCCGGTTCATCCGGCAGTGGCTCGTCGAGTAGTGGCTCGCAAAGCGGATCTTCAGGTAGTTCAGGGACGAAAGGTAGCTCAGGTCCAAGTGGCTCCAGTGGCCCAAGCGGCTCATCCGGTTCGAAGCCATCAGGGAGCAGTGGTTCAAGCGGTAGTGGATCATCAGCAAGCGGTTCATCGGGCAGTGGTTCCGCTGGCAGTTCAGGAACCAAAGGTAGCTCGGGATCTAGCGGCCCAAGTGGTAGCGGCTCAAGTGGGAGTGGATCACAGAGCGGTTCGCAAAGCGGCTCACAGAGTGGGTCCGGCAGTCAATCCGGTTCAGGATCGCAGTCAGGATCGCAGTCAGGATCGCAGTCAGGTTCGCAGTCAGGTTCGCAGTCGGGATCACAGTCGGGATCACAAAGCGGCAGCAAACCGTCCGGCTCAGGCTCCGGTTCATCGGGACCCAGTGGCAGTGTTTCAGGTCCCAGCGGCACTGGCCCCAGTGGCTCCGGCTCTGGCAGTAAACCATCTGGTGGCAGCTATGGCAGTGGCTCTGGATCAAGCGGGTCCAGGTCTGGCTCGGGTTCAGGTAGCGGTTCCGGTTCCGGATCGAGTGGTGGTGGATCGAGTGGCGCTGGCTCCAGCGGACCAGGATCCAGCGGACCAGGATCTAGTGGTGTCGGTTCCAGTGGCGTTGGCAGTTCAGGGCAATCGTATGGCTCTAGCGGTAATAGCGGTGGCTCGTCGGGCGGCAGCGGCAGCTCTGGTTCAGCAAGTGGGTGTTGCTGCCCGTGTTACTACCAGTGGAACGGACTTGGCTGGGTGGCCGTTGCTGTGCCGGATCCGTGCATCATTCGGGTCGGCCCGCTTCAGGCCGCATGCATCTGTGCGGGGGATGAGCCGACCAGCCCCGGCTCCTATGTCGGACAAACCATTTACACAGGATGCGAGCAAGGTGCGATATGACCAGACCTATTGAGTGTCCACACAACGTTGATGGCTATTGCCAGATCTCAACCGATTTGGCCCAGATGCCGGTTCCTATCGCCCAGGATGCCTGCGCTGCATGCATCCTGCAAGCAAATCCGCGAACCAAGAACTCCGTCACCTGCAGCAAGGCGATTCAGTATCGAACGCTTGTCGGCATGCTTCCCACCGATGAGTTACTGGAGTGCGTGAAGCCACCATCGCGAGGTGTCGGAACCGAACTGGAATCCCTCATCGAGCAAACTCGCAGCTTCCTTCGGCGAGTCTGGCTGGGTTGGCTCATTCCCCCACGAGTCCAATGTGGCTGCTCGGCAACGCGGAGTTCCATGAATCAGCAAGGCGTGCTCGGATGCCTTCGCAATCGAGACAAACTCGCCGACGAAATTCTGGACCGATGGCGAAAGCATGTGCCAATCATTCGATTCGTTCCGTTGTCTCGATTTTTGGTCGGGATCTATCTAATTCAGGCGATTCGCCGATTTCAAAACAAGGAGACTGCCAATGGCTAGTTGCATGGAAGCCCATCCCGATCTGACTCCCGAAGCGATGATGGAACTGATCGCCCAGTGTCCACCAGGACCTTGGCCCAACGCCTGGGGTACATGGGACAACACGATTGAAGCCCATCGCAGATTGATTGACCAGTACATTGACAACCTCATGCCCAGCAGAGTGACTTACTCGCAAGAGCGAGGCATCGTCATCGCTGGGGGAGGTTTAAAGTACTTTCCGAGCGTTTGGGTCAACGTGAATCTGCTTCGGCATTTTGGCTGCACGCTCCCGATCCAGCTTTGGTATCTGGGCGACACCGAGATGGATCCCTACATGAAACGATTACTTGAACCGCTCGGTGTTGAATGCATCGATGCCCGTGAGATTGAGAAACAGCACCCATGCCGGATCCTCTGTGGCTGGGAACTGAAACTCTACGCGACGCTCCACTCACCGTTTGCCCAGGTTCTATTTCTGGACGCCGACAATGGGGTCGTGTGCGATCCAACGTATTTGTTCGACTGCGGGGAATACAAACGCCACGGCGCGGTTTTCTGGCCAGATTACGCGTGCTGGACGCTCAAGCCTGGCGTTTGGAAAGTTTTCGGGATGATGGATATGGCCGAACCGGAAGTGGCCGAGCACGAACGAGCCTTCGAGTCCGGGCAATACCTCATCGACAAACGTCGCTGCGATCGCGAACTGCGATTGTCGTTACTC